ACATTAGGTTATCAGGCGTTTTATTCAAACACCGCTAGTGGATACAATACAGGTTTAGGTGCGCTTGCTGGTTATTCAACCACTAGCGTACAGAATACCTTTATTGGTCAGCAAGCGGGTTACTATGTAACTTCTGGTGAAAAGAACACCATTATCGGACGCTACAACGGCAACCAAAGCGGCCTAGACATCCGCACATCCAACAACAACATCGTGCTGTCGGATGGCGATGGTACTCCTAGAATGTATTATAATGGAAGTAGTTCATATTGGTACGCACAAGCCATTTACGACAGAACATCTGCGGGGTCTGCCAATGTTCTTGTTGGTGCTGATGGAGGTTTGCAAAGAGCAACGTCTTCATTGCGTTATAAAAACACTATTGCTGACGCTACACACGGCCTGACAGAACTACTTGCACTGCGTCCTGTTACCTACAAGGGCAATAACGATGGAGACAAAATTTTTGGTGGTCTTATTGCTGAAGAGGTGCATGATGCTGGCCTTACAGAGTTTGTAGAATATGGTCAAGATGAAAACGGTAATGATAGGCCAGAAGCATTACATTATGGACATATGGTTTCGCTGTGCATCAAAGCCATTCAGGAACAGCAAGAAACAATCACAGCACTTGAGGCTCGTATAGCCGCACTTGAGTCCAACTAAACTACAGGAGTATAAAATGGACAATGAAATCACAGCAGAAGAAATCGCACAGCACTACACAGCAATGGGTCACAGCGTTGACCTCATCAATGCTATCATTGCTGGCGACCACGATGAAACTATGGATGCGGATGAACGTGTAGATTGCGTTAGCCGTAACGTAGAGCATCTGGAAATTATGGTGGCAAAAGACTTCTGGACATCAGAAGATATGACAGATGTTAATGCCGCTATTGCCGCAGGTAAGGCTTACAGCGCGTAATGTTTGGTGAATACGCATTAGCAGAACAAGCAATCGCTGACCAAGGAATACTGTTTCTTGGCTCACAGTCTGTTGATGCCAATTTCACGCAGACATCTACTGCTTTAGGCGTGTTTAGCGGCGAGTCGTATATGGTCGGCACATATTCAAAGCTGTCTGTAGGCGTAGGTATACTAGCTGGCATAAGCGACATGTCGGCACAGTTTGACCAGACATCCACTGCTTTGTATATAACCAATGCAATATCAGAGCAAAGCGCACAGTTTGATCAAGCCTCTGCTGGTAACATAGTAAAAGAAGATTCGGCTTCACTTGACGCACAGTTTGATCAAGACACTGTAGCCACTCTTATTGCTAGTGCTGTAGCTGAAACAGATTTTGTATTCATACAGACATCTGACGGCAATGTCATAGCAGCGGGAACCGCAGACCTAGATATTTCATTCATACAGACCTCTGACGGGAACCTTATTGCCTCTGCTTCTTCTGATCAAATAGCTTCCTTTACACAGACAACCAACGGAATAGCTATTAGAATCACCGAAGCAGAAATGGTGTCTGCATTTATACAGTCTACCGCTGCTAACTTTACTGCATCGGCTGATTCAGATATGATATTCGCGTTTGTGATGACCACAGACGGTAACTTACTGTGGGTTCCGATTGACGCATCAACCAACCCAGAAATTTGGGCAGAAATTACGCACAGCGGAGACTCATGGACAGAGATCAACGCTAGTGTTACAATCAAAACATGGAATGAAATGGTGGTATAGATGGCCTCAACTTACACTTCAAACAATGGTATAGAAAAGCCGTCTACTGGCGAACAGTCCGGTACTTGGGGCGATACCACTAACATTAACTTTGATATTATTGACCGCGCTCTTAATGGCGTTGGTGCTATATCTTTGTCAGGGACAACTCACACCCTGTCAACATCAGACGGCGCCGTGTCTGAAGGGGATTATAAGGTTCTTGTGTTGGGTGGGTCACCGTCTGGCACAAACACAATTACAATAACTCCAAGCGATCAACAAAAGTCTTACTTGGTTCACAACAACACTTCGCAGTCTGCTGTGTTTACCCAAGGCTCCGGCGGCAACGCTACAATTGAGGCTGGCGCTTTTAGTTGGATTTTCTCAAATGGCGCTGGCGCTAGTGCGGCTGTAACTAAAATGACAATAGACACGGCGTCTATTGAAGACGGCGCCATTACCACTGCGAAACTTGCAAACACTGCTGTTGCCACCGCCAAACTTTCAGATAGCGCTGTTACATCTGTTAAACTTGCAGACGATGCTGTAACCTCAGTTAAAATTTTAGATGATGCTGTAGCCACTGCCAAAATTGCAGACGATGCAGTTACCACTGCTAAAATTGTAGATGGCGCAGTTACTGTCGCTAAACTTGCAAGCAACGCTGTATTTGCTTCTGGCACCAAGATGTTGTTTCAGCAAACAACAGCGCCCACAGGCTGGACTAAAGACACAACACATAACAACAAAGCGCTTCGTGTGGTGTCGGGGACAGCAAGCAGTGGTGGTACTGTAGCGTTTACTACTGCTTTTGACAGTAAATCTGTCTCTGGTTCTATTAGCAACACAGTCTCAGGGAGCACTGCTGGCCACACTTTAACGCTATCTGAAATTCCAGCGCATACGCATACCATTGGCTATAGAACGCATGATACATCCCCCGGCGCTGGCGGCGAGGAATCAGATTTGATTAGAAGCCCCAACACCACAGTCAATAGCGGTTCTGCTGGAGGCGGTGGGTCTCACTCACACGGCGCTGGCACTCTAGCAGTTTCATCTGCGTTTACTGGTACATCTATTAATATGGATGTCCAGTACGTTGATGTAATTATTGCAGAGAAAGATTAAACATGAAAATTGAGGTAAAGCAAAATTGCCCGCTTAATAATTTTGACCCCTGCCGTCAATTTGACTGTGCATGGTTTATGAAAATTAGCGGCACAAACCCTAACACTGGCGAGCAGACCGAAGAGTGGGGGTGTGCTATGGCGTGGCTTCCTATGCTACTTATAGAAAACGCACAGCAATCAAGAGCAACAGGCGCCGCTGTAGAAAGTTTTCGTAACGAGATGGTTGAGGCCAACAAGATTGGACATGAGATCATGGCTTTAAACGTAAAAGAAAATTTGAACAAAAACTTAATCGGGGGGTAGCATGCCACTGACTAAGTTACAATTCCGTCCGGGCATAAACCGCGAAATCACATCGTACAGTAACGAAGGCGGGTGGGTTGACTGCGACAAAATTAGATTTCGTTTTGGCTATCCAGAGAAAATTGGTGGCTGGAAGAAGTATAGTTCTTCTTCCTACTTGGGGAGCGCTAGAGCGTTACACAACTGGATTGCTCTTGACGGGTCAAATTATTTGGGTGTCGGCACCAACTTAAAATACTACATTGAAGAGGGCGAGGGCTTCAATGACATAACGCCAATCAGGGAAACAACAGCGGCTGGTGACGTGACGTTTTCTGCGACAAATGGCAGTGCAATAATCACAGTCACTGACACATCTCATGGCGCCATTGAAAATGATTTTGTTACATTCTCTGGTGCCGTGTCTTTAGGCGGTAATATCACAGCAGACATATTGAACCAAGAGCATCAGGTGGTAACAGTTCCCGATGCTGATACATACACTATTACTGTGTCTGCGACAGCAACTGCATCCGACACGGGTAACGGCGGGTCTAGTGTTGTGGGCGCGTATCAAATTAATGTTGGTCTAGACACAACCGTTGGCGGCACTGGCTGGGGCGCTGGCACATGGGGTCGTGGAACTTGGGGGTCTGCGTCCGCTACAAACACAACAAAAGAGATTAGACTGTGGGCACATGATAACTTTGGCGAAGATCTTTTGTTAAACCCAAGAGACTCTAGCATATACTACTGGGACAAAACTCAAACATTATCAAACCGCGCTGTTGAGTTAAGCGCCGCCACCACTGGAGCAGCTAGCGGAACAAAAACTAGTGTACCAACAATCGCAAAGCAAGTGCTTGTGTCTGACCAAGATAGACACGTTATTGCTTTTGGTTGCGATGGTCTTGGCGCCAACAGCAGTGCAACTCAAGGTGATGGGGTGCAAGACCCGCTCCTCATTAGATTTTCTTCGCAAGAAAATCCAGTAGACTGGTGGCCTACATCGACCAACACCGCTGGTGATTTGCGCTTAGGCTCTGGATCAGAGTTTGTTACCGCTATTGAGACCAAGCGAGAAATACTTGTTTGGACTGATACATCGCTAAACTCAATACGTTATATTGGGCCACCGTATACATTTGGCGCGCAACCATTGTCTTCCGGCATTACTATTATGGGGCCTAACGCCGTTGCGGCAACAGAAGACTTTGTTGTCTGGATGGGCATAGATAACTTCTATATGTATGCTGGTCAAACAAAGCAACTAGATTGCACAGTAAGGGATAAAGTGTTTCTTGACTTTAACCTAGCGCAAACTGACAAGGTTGTTGCCGGAGTTAACTCGGAGTTTGGCGAGGTTGTGTGGTTCTATTGTTCTGACACAAACTCAGTAGCAAACGGTGGTGACGGACAAAACGATAGGTACGTCATATATAATTACAATGATAACCTTTGGTACTATGGCGCTTTGGGCAGAACAGCTTGGCTTGATAGAGGGACTCGGCCTTACCCAATAGCCGCTGGGATAACAGGATCAGGTAATCTTTTGTACAACCATGAGTTTGGTTATGATGATGACGGCTCTGCCATGTCTTCTTTTGTTGAATCAGCGCCAATGGATATTGATGACGGTCAGCAGTTTACTTTCCTGCGAAAAATTATTCCAGACATTACATTCAATGGGTCAACTAGTTTGGCTTCCCCTCAAGCAACCTTTACTGTGCAGGCAAGAAATTTCCCCGGCCAGAATTATTCTTCCACAGATACTGGTGTAGCGTCTAGAACCGCAACGTCTCCAGTTGAGCAATTTACCAATGAATTAAATGTAAGAATCAGGGGGCGCTCTTACTCTATGAAGGTGTCGTCAGATGCTTTAGGTAGCAAGTGGAAACTTGGTTCGCCACGAGTTGACATCAGGACTGATGGGAGGCGCTAGTGTCATCCAATCAAATACCACCACCAAGACTGCCAGAGCCTAGGCCAGAGTATGATTTAACTTACATGCAAGATCTAATCAGGGCGCTAGAACTATTTATTGAGCAAGAAAGAAACCCGGGCGAAATGCGCGCGACAAAGATTACATTAACCGATTTGCCAACATCATCTACAGGTCTGGAAATAGGCGCTCTTTGGAATGATAGTGGCACAGTAAAAATAGTTATATAGAACAATGTCAGCAGAACAAGTATTAAAATGGAAACTGCTTCCTAGGTTTATGATGATTGCTATGACAGTTATGAGTTGGCGTGTGGTAGAATGGTTCATGACCTTGCCAGACCCGACACCTAGTCAAGCGGGCTTAGTATCTGTGGTTACTGGCGCAATGACGGGGGCTTTTGCGATATGGATGAACAACGAGAACAAGAAAACTTAACTCTAGAGGAAAAGGTGGCGAGTATTAGGTTAAGAATAATCGCTATGAAAAAGCAAATTCAGGAGAGAGAAAATGCTACAAACATTAATAGGTCCAGTAACAAGTCTTCTAGATAAGTTTATTGAAGACAAAGATCAGAGAGCAAAACTCGCACATGAGATTGCCACTATGTCAGAGCGACATATGCAAGAGCAAATCATGGGGCAGTTGGAAATTAATAAAGCCGAAGCACAGCACCGTTCTATATTTGTTGCGGGATGGAGGCCCTTTCTTGGTTGGTGTCTTTCTTTTGCAATGGCATGGCACTTTGTCATCTGCCCGTTTATTATTTTTGGGGCGGGCATGGCTGGGGTAGAAATCCCAGACCTGCCTGCGTTTGATATGGACAGCCTTATGACTGTTCTTCTCGGTATGCTGGGACTTGGTGGCCTTAGGACTGTAGAAAAAATTAAGAAAGTTGCAAAGTAATAAATTATTCTGGCTTTTTAGATTACATATTAGGCAGGTTTACTAAATAGTTACAATATCTATTAAAAAGTGTTATTATTAGCCATCTTTAATTAGGGGAGACGGCTAATGCCAATGCCTAAAATTTCAGACGAAGTGCTCGCCTCCACAGTAAAGCACTTTGTTGAAGCTAATTACTCTGTAAAAGAAGCCGCTAAACTATCGGGAATAAACTACAACACATATACCTCTAGGTTAAGAGTTGCCAGAGAGCGCGGCCTTGTCACGGAGGGCGCCATTGTTTCAGCAACAGAGTCAACTCCAGCGCAGGAAGTTAAAGTCGTTGTAAAGCCTACATACAGAATACAACAACGCAAGTCTAAGCCCGATGAAACAAAGCGAGTGCTCGCAATCGGAGACTGCCATGATGGACCAAGACTGCCAGACAAGAGGCGGTTTTTTGCTATGGGCAGATACGCAAAAGAGCGAGAGATTAATGAGATAATACAGATAGGCGATTTCGCCACATGTGATTCTCTTAATAGGTTCGACAGAAACGACACAGTTAAGGGTCAAGAAAAGCCTACATTTAAACAGGACATGATTAGCTTCCAGTGTGCTGTTCGGGCTTTCCATAAAGGGCTTGGCGGCGCCGACATAAAGAGGCATGTAACACTTGGCAACCACGAAGATAGGATTTGGTCGTTTACTAACAGAAACCCAGAGGTTGTGGAGATGTTGGACCAGTTGCTATTTGCAACTCTTGACGATTACGGGTGGACGTATTCGCCTTATGGTGAGTTTTACTACATTGGTGATGTCGGGTTTACTCATGCACCAATGAACATGATGGGCAAGCCATACGGCGGCATGCATGCCGAGAACCAAATATCGAGAGACGCTCTACATGATATTGTGTTTGGGCATACTCACAAAAGGTTAGATAAAACTTTTCCTAAGATTGGCGGTAAAATAACTGTCATGAACTTAGGTTGTAGTCTACCCGAAGGCCACGTTGAGGAGTATGCTAAACATAGTATTACTGGATGGAGTTACGGGGTATACGAAATCGGTATTAAAGATGGTATAATAAATGAGCGAACATGGGTTCCTATGAACAAACTGATAGAAGAGTATGGTGGCGAATATGCGGGAGATCAATAAAGTAATCATTCACTGCGCTGATACACCAGAAGGCAGGGATGTGAAAACAGCGGAGATCCGTAGGTGGCACACTGAGGAGCGCGGCTGGAGTGATATTGGTTATCATTGGGTTATTGAACTGGATGGCTCTGTCCATTCGGGTCGCCCTGAAGATATTAGTGGCGCTCACTGTCGGGGCCACAATGCTGACAGCATCGGCATCTGCTACGTTGGTGGTGCTGACGCTGACGGAAATCCTAAAGACACACGCACGGAAGCACAAAAGTCTTCCATGGATAAATTAGTAAACGAGTTGTTGGACAGGTACTCTGACGCTGTTGTATACGGACACCGAGACTTCTCGGAAAAAGCCTGTCCTTCATTTGATGCCAAAACAGAATATGAAATGGCGTAAGGAGTAAAGAATGCCGTTACCACTATTACTTGGGCTTGGGGGTTCAGCGCTTGCTGGCGCAGGAATGCTGGGATCAATGACCCCTCTTATGGCGGGGGCTTTGGGCTCTGGCTTAGGGTCTCTTGCACAAGGTGATGATCTTGGCACTGCTATTGGTACAGGCTTTCTTTCCTACATGGGCGGTAAGGCTCTAGGCTCTGTGTTTGGTGGCGCTGATGCGGCTGGTATTCAACCCGGCTTAGAATCGATGCAGGTCGCCAACCCAGCAGAAGCGGCAAAGCTAGCGAGCTTAAACCCAAATATTCCTGTTAGCGGTCCACTAGGGACTGGGGGCGCTATGGTTGATTCAACCGCAGGCTTGCAAGCGGGCATGGGCTTTCCAGATATTATGCCCTCAACGCCCAGCACAGGATTTATGAGTAGCATAACCGCCCCAGATCCAACAAGGTCTTTGATCGGGCAGGGCGCTATGAAAGGCGCGATGAACCCATACGCTCTTAGCGCTGCTGGCACAGCCGCTCTCCCGTCTCTTCTGAAGCCAGTCGGTGTGGATATGCCAGAAGAGGGTGAGGGGCCACCAGAAGCAGAGACGGCAAAGTATCAAAAGTTTACGCCGGGAGAATCTTATCGCCCCGGGTACGACCCTGAGTTTAGATATTTCAAACCTTTTGCTGGCGGCGGTATAACTGAACTGCGCTATCAAGAAGGCGGCGAGGTGTCAGAGCCTAACGACAAAGAAATTATTAGTCAGGCTGTAGACGCTATTAAAGGCCGATCAGAGAACGCTGAGATGGTCCTTGGTAGATTCCTAGCAAGATACGGTGAAGAGGCCCTGAAGGACCTCGTAGAGCGCGTAAACAGCGGTCAGTTTGACGAAGATCAAATGGTCGGAGAGGGCAAGGTAAATGGCGTAGGTGACGGCATGGACGACATGATCCCTGCTACGTTAGAAGGTGAGCAAGATGTTGTTCTTTCTGACGGTGAGTTTATTGTGCCCGCTGATGTAGTAAGCGGTCTTGGCAATGGCTCAACTGACGCTGGCGCTGACGCCCTTTATGAAATGATGGATCGTGTTCGTCAATTACGCACGGGAAAGACAGAGCAACCTAAGCAAGTCCCACAAGGAGAGATGCTACCAGTATGATTATTACAGCGGTTCCGAGCGAGGCTCTGGACATCGTTTGGGGAGATGTAAAGAGACTGCTAAAAAAATCTACAGACATATCAAAGGGTAAATATGAAGTTGAAGATGTCTATGATTCTATAAAAATAGGAGCGTTTGGGCTTTGGCTTATACTAGACGGCGATAAACCAGTGAGCGCAATAACGACAAGAATTATCCAGTACCCCGGTGGCTCAAGAGCGCTAGCAATGGACTGGGTAGGGGGCACAAGAATGAAGGAGTGGTTACCTTTACTACAGGAAACCATGGAAAAATATGGAAGAGATTGCCAATGCACTCACCTAGAAGGATATGGCAGGAGGGCTTGGGGCAAGTGGCTAGAAAAATATAACTGGGAAACAGATTATATAGCCTATAGGATGGAGTTAAATAATGAGTAAACCAAAGTCGTCTGCGCCTAGCGAACAAACGGTAGTACAAAGTAATTTGCCAAAGTATGTACAGCCATACTTTGAGCGGTTGCTTGAGCGCACTGAGGCCGAGTCAAAACGAGAGTACGAGCCTTACACTGGTCAGCGTATGGCTGATACTGGGCAAGATGTAGAGAGTTCTCGACAAATGATCCGCAACATTGCTGGTCAAGGTATCGCTGGCATCCCTGAAGCCACAGCCGCGAATACACAAGCGATGCAAGCCGCCCTTGCTCAGGCAGGTTTCCAACCATATCAATACCAATCTACAGCAGATCAATTCCAATTTGGTCCAGCAGGAGAGTTCGGCGGCGCCACTGCCGAGCAGTATATGTCACCATATATGCAACAGGTTGTAGATGTACAAAAAGAGCAAGCAATCCTTGACGCCCAAAGACAAAACGCCGCAAGAGCCGCCCAAGCAGTCCAAGCCGGAGCGTTTGGCGGTTCGCGCCAAGCGGTACAGCAAGGCTTGGCGGGTGAAGCGCTTACCAGACAACTAGGAGAGATCCAAGCGGCTGGTCAGCAGAAAGCCTTTGAGCAAGCGCAACAGCAGTTTGAACGAGATCGCACTGCTCGCATGGGTCTTGAACAACAGCAAGCCGCAGAAGCCGCGCGTATCCAACAACAGTTGTTGGGTGAACAGGAGATGACAGCGCAAGAGCGCATGCAAGCGGCTAAGTTTGGTCTGGGCGCGGCAGAGTTGGGTGCTGGCCTTGGCATGAACCTTGCTCAACTTGGCGAGCAGGCTCGCGCTGGCGATGTTGACGCCGCTAGAATGTTGGAGGGCATCGGTAAAGATATCGAGGCAAGAGAACAGGCTGGCTTGGACGTTGCATACGAAGATTATGTGCGTCAAAGAGACTATCCACGCGAACAACTTCAGTTCTATTCATCCATACTCAGGGGCGTCCCTGTGCAACCTTCTACAGAAACTTCAAAATTCCAAGCCTACAACCCGATCCAGCAATTGCTTGGCACTGGCATTGCTGGCCTTGGTCTGTACAAAGGCATAACAGGTTAAGCCATGAACATTATTGACATCCAAGATCGACTCAAAGATTTTTCGGAAGACCAGCTAGTGAGAGAAATGCAGATGCCATCTGGCACTGCTCCTCAGTTTCTTGTGCTCAGTGAGATCAACCGCCGTAAGCGTGTGCGTGATGATTACAGCAAGCAAAAAGCTGCTAACGAAATGTCTGTAGCAGAAGAGGCTATCGCCGCTGGCGGTGTGCCGCAATCTGGTATCGCTGGAATGTCAGAAGCTATGGCTCCACAAAGTTCTATAGCACAAGGTGGCGTTGGCACTGCAATGAACCAAGCAATGCGTCCTTCCCCTATGCCGCAACGAGCAATGTCTGAAGAAGAGGCAATGGGCATGCGCTCAGGTGGTCTCATGGCATATGGTCGTGAACTCGCAGACAGAATGGGTCAGGAAAAAATTGACCCATTCCTTAATGAAGTTGAAAGCATGGCAAGCGAGCGGTTTGGTGTGGGCTCCCAGCCTCAGCCAATGGTCTCACAACAGCCATATATAGCTCAACGCCCGGGGTTTATGGGACGCCCACCTTTTGCTGAACGATCAATGTATCAAGTGGCTCAACCAATCAGAGACCCTAGGTTCCAATATAATACACTCCGCGGCAACATTGGCGCACTGCCTCCACCACAAGGTAAAGGCGGCATTGCTCAAATCATGCCAGCACAATTCTTCCAAGGTGGCGGTGTCGTAAAAGCACAGAACGGTTTGCCACTTGGCTTGCGTATAAATAACCCGGGGAACATTCGCCCCGGCGCTGGGTTTATTGGAGAGACCGGAGAGCAAAGCGGATATGCTCAGTTTGAATCCCCACAAACTGGACTTCGTGCGCTGGCTCGCCTTCTAAATACCTATGGCACACAGTATGGCATCAACACACCAAGAGAACTACTAAGCCGTTACGCCCCCAAGTCTGACAACCCTGAAAGTTTTGAAAACTATCTCAAGTATTTTGAGCAGGAAACTGGCATTGCTCCAGATCAAGAGTTTGATCTTGTTGGTCAGAGGGAAACTGTTATGCCAGCGATTGTTGGGTTTGAGCAGGGGCAACAGCCTTATAGCGAACAAGATTACTCCATGGCTATTGAAGCCGCGAGCATGGAAGACCCAACAGATATCCAAGATTTATTCGGTGTGAACAAACGTCAGGTCTCTACTGTATCTCCAACGACAACAGATGCAGATGAAGCTGTAGAAATCCCACCGTTGTGGCAGGATAACTGGGCCACCAAGGAAAGCGACTACAACCAATACGTCAAAGACGCACAAATGGCTGGTCAAGAAATTGTTAACCCTTGGGAATATGAAGAACTGCAACGGCGCCGCGCTGGGAGAGAAGATGACTTCTTGGATGTGATCGATGAAGACCTTGTTGGTACAGAGTTTGAGAAGTACATTGGTAACCAAGATATGATTGGCAACACGGCGGCTGGCTCTGCAAGAGCGGCGGCTGAGGGGACCTCTCCATTTGATATCGCTGACCCACGGACAGGAGAGCGCGGTGTTGGCGCCGCCTCAGTTGCAGAGGAAATTGCTGGTAATCTTGGCATTACCAGCCAAGAAGACGCAGAGATTGTAGGTAAGTCCGTTGTTGAGGCGATGGATGATCTGCCACCAGACGCCTCTACAGAACAGATCCAAGAAAAAACTGAAGCAATCATTGCGGGAGAGGGTGGACTTAAGAGCGAAGGCGCCATACAAAAAGCACAAGAGCAAGAAAATTCCGCCACCAGTGCGCTTGCAGATGCTCTTGAGTATACAACATCAGAAGAGTATGGCGGTATAGCCGCTGAGATTAAAGACCTTCAAGATATGCTGAAGAAAGAAAAAGACAGTGACAAATGGCTGGCTCTCGCTCAAGCAGGGATGCAGTTGATGTCATCTAAAGAGCCAACCCTTATGGGCGCTCTTGGCGAGGCTGGTCTTACTGGTCTTGGTGCTATGCGTGAGGCTCAGTCAAGATACCAAGAAGGTGTCATTGATCTTATTAATGCCCGCGCAAAACTAAGCAAAGGTATTAGCGAGTCTGATGCCGCCGCTACTTTACAGAAAACACTTGAAGCGCTTGGAGAAGTCGATGACCTCGGTGAGTTTAAGATTCAAGGCGGTGCACGGACGCAACTTGAGGCTCTAGCTAGGAGACTGTCTGGTCAAATTGGATCTGGTTCATCCGTGGACGTTGCGTCATTGTTAGCCGCGATGAATCAAAGTAATGCGACATCTTCAAACGCGAGTTAAGAATGGCAGTTGTATCTACCAAGAGTCCATTCACGGGGTTCGAGTATAAATTTAAGATTGCTGGTGATCAGCCCACGCAACAAGAGCGTGAGGTAATTGCACAGTATCTTATCGCCACAGAAAAGCCATTACAGCAAGCGCCAGAAGATCAGGAACTCATTGAGACAGAATCTCAAGGTTTCTTTTCTGGTGTTGGCTCTGGCGTATTTGGCAGTCTCGCACAGATACCTGCTGGTATCGTTGGCCTAGGCGAATCTGTTTTAGGTTATAACCCCGGCGAAACAACGGTAGGTCAGATCGCTGGCGGTGCATCAGATTACCTTCAGTCAGGTGTTGACTATGTGTTTGGCGAGGCTACTGACGATCCATACTCTAAGGCTGGTCAAACTTTAGGTTCCGTTGCCTCTTTCTTCATCCCCGGCTTAGGCGTAGCAAAAGGCGCGTCTCTTGCTGGCGCAGGTGCAAAGACAGCGACCGCTTTGGCGACAGCAACTGCGGCAACACAAGGTGTCGCTCTTGGATCTAAGGAGCAGATGGATAGAATCCAACTTGCCCTTGAGAACGGAGAGCAACTATCTGACGACCAGATGCAATGGGCCACAATACTTGGTGGCGGCGTTGGGTCTACAGAAGCGCTTCCTATAGGTCGCTTGTTCGGTCAAATAGGAAAGATGTTGAGAAAGGTTCCTAAGGAAGAAAAGCAAACAGCAACATCAATTATTGCAAGACGGTTAAAGAACGCTGGCACACAGGGACTTATAGAAGGCGGGCAAGAAGTTGGCGCCGCTATAATGCAAGACCTTGTTGAGCAAAATATATACAACCCAGATCTTGAAATTACAGCAAGCGCATATCAAGATGATGCTATTTATGGTGGCGGTGCTGGCGCCACATTACAGTTCTTGATTGATACTGTAGGCGGTCGCCGTGTGCGCAAACAGTTTGACAAGGATCGTCAACTAGAGAACGACCTCAGAGAAGAGTCAAACGAAAAGCAATTTGATTTTGGCAATGCTCAAGCATCTCTTGGCTTTGAGCAGTACGATGACGAGGGCAACCCAGTACAGCAACTGTTGCCACAGCCAGAAAAGGTAGAAAATCTAGAGGTTAATGTTGTTGATGAAACAACAACTGGCCCTACTGAAAAGCAGTTAGAAGATTCGGCGCGCCTGAAAAGACTGGCGTTAGACCCTACAGCGGAGAGAGAACTTCAAGCGCAAAAGATGCGCGAGATAACCGTTGGTGGTTTTGCTGGTGTAGATCTAAAGAACTTACCAGATGATGAGCAGTTGGCTGTTCGTCAGTACCGCACGCGCACGGGTATCGCCGATGTTGATTCAGAGATTGGAATCCAAGAACTTCAAGACATTGTTACTGACGCTTATGGCGCGGAGCGTGGCATTGCCGCGTACAATCGTGAGGCTACCAAACAAAAGCCAGCGTTCTTTGAGCCTAAGTTAACAGAGGCAGAGCAGGCACAGCAAAAAGAAGCAAGCATTGTTAACCAAAAAGTTATAGAGAACTTTGAGGACATGAAGCAGTCGCTCAAAGACGGTAGCATATTGGCTAAAGATGGTGTGATTAGCATACCAAAAATTCAGCGCAAGTATAAAATGAAAGTCAACGAAGCGCGCGCGGCAGTTGATGCCCTTGCTAAGAAGGGTCACGCTACACCTATATCACCTACTCAGCACAAAGCTGTTCTGCCTGAAGGTAAAGAGGAGCCTGTACAGTCTGATAAGCACATCAAGTTAAGAGAGTTTGAATCTCAGTTAAATGCTCTGAGAGTGCAGGCCGCAGATGAACGCCGCAAACTGCAAGAACTGAAAGAGCGTGGCGCCACCAACACACAAGAACAAATGGAGATCGAGAACCAACAGCGCGTTGCTGACGAGACCAGCGCTAGAGTTGAGGCCATCTCTGAAAGAGTAAACACATTCCAAGCATTGGCTAATCAGTCACAGCCAGACAACGCAGACAGAGTGAACGCTGTTCAGATCACGTCCAATGAAGCGCGTCAGGCCATGATGGAATCACTGAGCGCAAAGCCTACAGACGAGTACAAGCGCACTATCAACACAGTGGCTAACAACCTCCGCAAGTATTTGTTCAAAGACCTTGGTTTGTCTGATGTTGATCTAGTAACCCAGAATGTATTAGAGCCAGAGCGCATCAAAAGTGGTCATGTCGTAGAGGCTTATGAAACTTCAGGCGATGCTGGTCGCCGCATGATTACGATTGCCATGGAGGTCTATAATCCAAACCTGACAGAGGCACAACTTACACAGCGCCTCAAGGGTGTAGTAAACCACGAGGTGATCCACTCGCTTCGGTCGCTGGGTGTTATCACTGACGCTGAGTTTAGTATGCTGGTTAAAGCGGCAACCAATCGCAAGTATGTGCGGTCAAAGGCTGGCAAAAACCTAGAGCGAGACTACACGTTCATGGAACGCGCTTCAATTATGAACCGTGGTCAGAGTCAAGAGTACATAGCAGAAGAAGCGGTGGCTGAAATGTTCCGCGCTTACGCTGATGGTCGCATCAAGGTCGGCGGAAAGCCGAAGGGTATCTTCCAAAAGATTGTACGCTTCTTTAAGTCTGTGTTCAGAGCCCACAGCGATGCAGGGTTTAACAGCGCCGCAGAATTGTTTGACGGCATCCTCGCTGGCAAGGTCGGCAAGAGACAGCGCAACCTACAAAAGGCCGCTCAAGCACCTGCTGGCTCTCGCTATTCCACTGCTGGCGTTCGCGCTGGGTACATGGTGCCACTTAAAGGTGACATTGAGCGCATTGGTCAAAACTTTAAGGATGTAACCAAGCGTGTACCTGAACTTGAAAAAGCGGCTAATAGATTGGCTGATGGTGAGATCACATACGAAGAGTATGACAACATCGTCAATGAATTTAAGCCTATCATGCCGTATCAAACTGTCCCCGCTCCAGAAACAATGGAAGACATGAGGCGTGCTTTGTCGGCTACTGCCCCAAAGAAACTGGAAAAGTTAGGCAAGGCATCTAACATTGAGGTTGGCACGCCAATTAGTTTAAGACTTGATATCCCAGCCTACAGGTATCAGGGAGTTTGGGTGCCCACCATTCATGACTCCAACAACAGAGTAATAGCGCATGAAGCGACAGCAGTAATACAAAATGTGTCTTTCTCAGCGAGTGAAAGAACTGGCTTGCGGATTGCACAAGGTGGAGAGAAAGGCCCATACGCCACCATTAAAGGATCGTTCGTTGGGTCTAATCCTGACGCAGACTTTGCTCTGGCACAGCAACTTTTGCTTGACCCATCTGTTGTTCAGGTTGGATTTGATCCCACACGCCACGCATACTTCTATGACAGGGTGACAACTCAGCCAGTTATTGGCGCTGATTTAGTCGTTCAGGTTGGCCCACTTGTCTTGGCAAAGAACCCACAGTTTGGTCGCAAGCCTGACTTCAAGTATTCAGTTGCTCGACTGCCTAACACGCCATCTAATCTACTTGGCCCGATTGATGTGGTTCATGATGTCAAGGATCGCTACCTTAAATCGGTTGGCATGCCGATGCGGAGACAGGCTGAGTATGTACAAGTCAATGAAGATCTTGCGCGGCGTATTGCTGGGGCCTTCCAAGAGGCAGAGGACTCTCCTCTAGATCCAGATGTGCGCGCCGCATACAAGGCTATGGCTGATGAGACCAAAGCGCAATGGCAGTTTATTAAAGACACTGGTATCAACATTGAGTTTATCAAGCAAGGTCAGGACAACCCATACCCGAACGGATCGCGTGATGTGTTGCTTGATATCCGTGACAACAATCATATGTGGGTATTCCCAACTGAAGATGGATTTGGTGTAGAGGAAATCACAGATGAGCAAAGGGTTCTGAATCCATTGCTCGACAAGGTTGGCGAAAGAATTGATGGTCTTGACGTGACGGTCAATGACTTATTCCGTATTGTCCACGACTACTTTGGGCATGGGCTTGAGGGCGCGACCTTCACTGCCCGTGGCGAAGAGAACGCATGGCAAGCGCACGTTCGCATGTACTCTCCGCTTGCCGCAAGGGCTATGACAACAGAGACCCGCGGTCAAAACTCTTGGGTTAACTACGGTCCATATGGTGATCAGAACCGTGCCAACCCGGGCGAAACAGTTTATGCTGATCAGAAACTTACGCTACTTCCTGACTTCGTTGTGAACGAGGGCGTGGCGCCAGACTTGGAGATTGAAGATGGAAGAATCGTTGAAGAAACAAATGGACCAAACGGTGGAAGCCGAGTTGGCAGGTCAGACCTTGGTCGAGTCGGAAGAACTGGAGCAGGACAAGCTGGCGATGCAGGCAAGATACGCGCGCGCTCAGTCGCTCCTGTCCCGAGCGTCAACGAAGACGGCAAAGTCAGACTAACTCATTACTCAAGCGTAGAAGATATTGATACGGTAGACCCAGAACGTCATGGGTCTAACGTAATGATGCGTGGTGACGAGCGTGAGCGCCGTGTTGGCTTCTCATCCATATACCCACCTCGCAGTTACTATGGCTTGAATGTCGGGGAAGATGGAGGGTACTCCAAGTCCAAAGACTCTTGGAACATTGGGGACTCTATGTACATTACAGAGGTTCCTCTTGAATCTTTGTACAATTGGGACGCTGACCCTGAGAACTTCAAAGACAAAGCAATAGCAACGATACCAGATCATCTTACTGTGTCGAGAGATCGCTCCAATCATGCGACAACCATGACTGAGAAGTTGATTAAGGATAGTGGCTATCTTGGCTACTATGCGAACAGTCCTATGGGTCTTGCTGCCGCAGTATTTAATCCGTTAAAAGTTAGACCTAACTTATCTGAGGCGCCGAAGTATTCTATCGCAAGGCTCACCCCTGAGCAGTACAAACTTACCAGCCTTGGTAATGTTAACACTGAGGTAGGTGACCCAGAGAACAGATACTACATACCACAAGCACCATACAACACGGTAATACTTGTTGACGCTGCACAGAATATGCAAAACGATAGGGGCAATGTTGTTCTTGACTGGTCTGATCCAAATAACTGGGAAGAGATTGCTACTCTGATTGCGGCAGAGGCTGAAGCCGCCTATTCAAGAGACGGAAATGCTATTGGCTGGTATGACAAAACACTTAGCCTTGCCAAAAGAATTACCAGTGTCCTATTCCCAGATGTTAAGCCGGGGACTGCTGATGAAGCCGCGTATCAATACGCTACCGCTGTAACATCTAACGGTATTGGCGTGATACCAAACTGGCAGTACGCCGCAGAGCAATACAGGAACTGGAAAGAAACTGGCAAGTTTATTGAGAAGGGCTTTGGCAATCAGGGCGGCTCAATGGTTAATGCCTTTGCCCTGTATAACACCATGAAAGACATGGGCTACACCGACTTAGAGATCAAGGAATTTCTAAGCCAGAAGATGACCGTGCGTGAACTGCGTCAGAACAATGTTGTACGAGCGCTTGGTATTACAGTGGACGCCAAAGAGTCTGTCGATACTGAAGTGTATGTCTCTTATATCATGGGCCCTAAAATTGGTCAGGGCTTTTATCAGAACTTAAATGGCAACTTTGAAACACTCACCATGGATCGTTGGTGGATGCGTATGTTTAACCGCATAACTGGCGAGCCATTCAAAAATGTCACAGAGAGAACCGTTGCGAACAACGAGGCTCGAGTATTAAAAGCCGTAAACAACATGCCACTCAGAGAGGCAGAGGCTGAACTTGTAAAGGCATCTCTTGATGTTATTAACGCCGACATAGTAACAGATGCAAACGTGCAAGAGTTTGCCATAGAGTTAAACAACCAGTTTCAGAACTACAGAGTACGCAGGATTAAGGCTGGCTATGGCGAGCCAAAGAAATCAGAGTTACTGTTGGCGGCTGATACTGCGGCTAAAAACTTCACGACTCAAATGCAAGAAGATCCTCGCACGGCAAAGCAACGTACAGCAATGCGCGCTATTACCAATCGTGCCAGAGAGATTCTAAAGGAAGATCTTGGTATTGATATCAACAACGCTGACTTCCAAGCGCTGATGTGGTATCCTGAAAAGAATCTTTTCTATTCATACGGTGTCAGGAAGGGCATTGGTGATGACAACGATTACATTGATGGCGCTATAGCGCTACTACAAAAGGAAGGCTATGATGTCGAAACAATCGCAGAAGCACTCCCCGAAGCAGACCGAGTCATCGTCCGTGATCGGGCAAATTCCACGTTCTCAACTGAGGAATCTGGTGATGTCACTCCAATCACAGATGGACAAGAAGAAGGAAGCCCAAGAACTTCTGACCAAGAGCGAAAGCGAAGCATAGCGCTAGTACCAGAGCGCTCATACAGTATGAGCAACTCTCGACTTGCCGAGCGAGTAGACCAGCAGACAGCCAAAATATCTTACAACAACGTATCAGGTTTGCTGTCCAAGGTTCTTGGTATAGCCACCTACAAGATCCCTAAGGCTCTTGGTATAGTCACTGACAAGGACAGAGCAGAGGCTTTGTCTGAAAGGTTCTTTACTAAGTATCAAGATGCACTGTTGCCAGTGGGTAAACTTTATGACGAGTTGAGCCGTGAGGGCGCCGACATTGTTGACGCCCACGATGCTTACCTACAGGAAGAACTAGCGCAAGGACGTGCTGGTTATCAGATTGAAAAGAACCAGCAGGAATTGTTTGAGCCTCTTGCTGAAAGCGTGAAGGCTTTGGACGCTACGGATACCAGCCTTTCATCGCTTGCCTCTGGCTCTAAATTTGTTAGAGATTATTTAGCAGAGGATCAGTCTCCAAAGATTGCACTTGCTGAAGCGTTTTTGTATGCACGGCACGCAAGAGAACGTAACGCGTACATCTTAAATAAATACAAGCGCGGCGTTGGCTCTGGTATGTCAGATCAAGAAGCCGATTTTATTATGGATTGGGTGGCAAAGCAAGATCCAACACTGCGCTCTCAACTGGACACTGTTGCATCATTTGCAGATGGCATCGTTCAAAGCACTAACAAGATACGCGAAGATGGAGACTTGATCCCAGACCCAGCGACTGTACAGGCTGACCCAGAGGGCAAGTGGCAACCAACTAACTTCAGCAACTATGTACCACTGCGTGGAACAATGGAGCCTGACGAAGAGGCGTCTCAAGATTACCGCAACTCATCGCGCCGTTCGCCCAACCTGTATGGTTCAAGGGGTAGACTTGAAGCGCGGATGCAAGGACGTGGTGATAGTTATGCCGTAAACATCTTGGCTAACTTGATGGCTCAGAATCAACAGTCCGTTCAGAAGGCAGAGCGCAACAAGGTTGGTAAGGCTTTCTATGAACTGATCACAAACAGGGACATTGACACATCCAACTATGGTGAGGTCATCGACAAATATGATGACTCCATTCGTGACAACATCTTGACTGTTAAAATAAACGGTGAAGAAAAGCATATCGAAATCTTTGATGACCGTATCGCACGCGCCCTGAAGGGTGCAATGACGCCAACAAAATCTTCTAGCCTTGTTAGGTTTATGGGAAAAATTAATCGCGTCCTGTCAAACCTAAACACATCTTGGAACCCAGAGTTTGTTATATCTAACTTTGCCCGTGACCTTGAGACAGCAGCAATTAACATCAATCAGTATGAAGAAAAAGAGATAACAAGAGAGATTGTTAAGAACGCATTGCCAGCGGTGAAGGGCATCGCTGGGTTGCTTCGTGGCAATAAGGATAGTGAGTGGGCTAGAATCTACGAAGAGTTTGTGAAGGCTGGCGGTAAGAACGCGACCAACCAAATGTCAGATCTACAAGATCAGGTTGAGCAACTCAAAGGTATTGTTGATGGCATAGGTAGAGACTCTAAGTCTGGCAAACTTGGCTTGGTAAAGAATGGCTTCAGCAAACTTGGCAAATTCCTTGAAGACTACAACACTGCGGTTGAGAACGGCGTTCGCATAGCAACCTTTGATGCGTTACGCAAGCGAGGATACAGTGAACAAAGAGCAGCACAAGCGGCAAGGAATGTGACTGTTAACTTTGCCAAGGGTGGCGAAGACAAGGTTCTCATGAACAGCCTGTTCCTATTCTATAACGCATCACTTCAAGGTTCGATGGCACTAGCCAATGCGGCTGTTCGCTCGCCAAAGGTAAGAGCATTATGGGGTAGCATGTTTATTTATGGCATGCTTCAAGACCAGTTGATGGGTGCGCTGTCTGACGATGAGGATGGAGACGGTAAGAACGACTATGACGAGTTAAGTGACTACACTCTTGAGCATAATCTTATTCTACCTAACCCATTTGCAGGAGTTATTGGCGGCAAGTTTATTAAGATCCCACTTGCCTACGGACTTAACATGGCGACCAACACAGGGCGCTCAATCAGCCGTGTTATGCGTGGTGAGTACACCGTTGGTCAGGCGAGCGAAACAATTACAGGCACTATGCTTGAACTCCTAAACCCTCTTGGCTCTGGAATTGAAGACTGGGAAAACATTGCGGCTCCCACTGTAGTAGACCCATTCGTTTCGCTAATGGTAAACAAGGACTACAAGGGCGACCCAATCTACAAGTTTAGCTCTCCGTTTGGCTTGCAAAAGCCAGACAGCCAGATGTACTGGAACAACACCAGCCCTGTGGCTCGCACTATCGCACAGCAAATAAATTCTTTGACCGGAGGAACAGAGGTAACTCCGGGGTATATAGATTTTTCTCCAGATGTTCTTGAGTTTTGGTTTGACTACGTTACTGGCGCCGCTGGTGCGTTTGTAAGAAGGTCAGTTGAAACTCCGGTCAATGTAACCAAGGCTCTGGCTGGCGACTTTGACGGTGATCTTTCTCGAACACTGCCGATTGTACGCAAACTAACAATCTCCCCATCATCATATGAAGATGTGGGAGTTTACATTGAGAACAGGGATAAGATCCTGAGCGCGCGTAAAGAACTTGAGACAGCAATGGCATACAGAGACCCAGCAAACATACGCCGTGTCCGTGCTGAGTATGAAACATTGCTTAGTATATATGGCAATGTCAAGCGTATCGACAACGCTCGGAACAGATTGATCAGACAGAAGAACACAATAAGAAACAATCCCATTATGCCAGAGGCAAGGAAGACTGAACTGATTGCTAAGATCAATGAAAGGATTAGTCAGTTGGTTAAAGAGGCCAACAAGACTATGTATGACGCTGGAATAAGGTAAAAGCGGAGCCGTTTCCGACACCGCTTTTACCAGCCGAACACGTTTCCGTGCTGTTAAGTTATATAGAACTATCCCTTTTCATGTCAAGCCATTTCTTAACCTCTTCAACCTTCCAACATCTGTTGCGAGGGCTGAGGTATATAGCCTTTGGGAAGTCATCGTTCTGCTTTATTATATACTTGGCCTTCCTTGTATTGTCCACCAACAGCATGTCGGCAAGACCCCTTATGTTTACTAAGCCGTTGCTGACTTGCCCATTTTCCATGACTCAAATCCTTCTTGTAGTTGTTTGAAGCGCTCACGCGCATTTGAATTATTGTGAAGCTCTGATCTACTCTCAATGCCAAGATATGATCTGAGGCCATGCACCACTTGCTTCTCCCTCTTCTCATCATCGATACTGTCGTAGTCTTCAATCAGACCTTGACGGTAAATGTAATCAGCAAAGTCAAAGTTGCGACACAGCATTCCTGCTGATGCAACCATAGCGTCAGTCTCCCTTTTGTGCTGAGGGATCTCAGGTTGATCGTGGTCATCTAACTTTACCAGCGCCACCATGTAGCGTGAACCAACCCAGTCAGTGTGTAGACTTGGGGGAACCTCGTTTGGATGGATGGCAAGACGCAGGATAGTCCCTGCTTTACTTTGAGACATCGATGTCTTGACTGCCTCAAATGATACGGTAGCATCTCTAACGTCATTCATCTTTTACATTCCCCTCAAGTTCTTTTAGATCTTTTATGACACGCCTTTTCTTCAGGCCATAGAAATCTCCACGCTTCATGTTGGACCCATACCTTCTGTTGCTTCTTTTGCCAACAGATGTCTCTATCTTTGGCGGCGTCCTAATCATTTCGAGTATGGCCTTGGTATCTTCAATGCTCATGGCGCGCTCCCTGCCATCATTATCTCTTGCGTTGTACTGTCATGATGTGTTTTGCCAACAAAGTTCCTCACGAATGTAGTCTTCTTAATGCCACCAGCAATGCGGTGGTATGTGATGATCTCTTGCTTGAACACATTGTCAATGTCGTCTGGGAAAAACTCATCCCCAAGTTTGTCACTCAAACTGCAAAGCCTGTTAGTAGGCAAGTAACAAAGGTCTTCTTCAATCGATTGTTTCATAGTAGTCTCCATCTCCCATTTCTTTCAACACTATCCTGCCAAGCGCCACATCAATCATGGCACACCACATGTCCATTCTGTTGTGATACTTTGGCAGATGCTGTATTACTTCCATCATCTCTGTGCTTGGATATCTCATTGCACAGATTGCTTGTCTTGCCACCTCTGAATAATCAGAGACCGACATCTCAATACCTTGCTCCTCAAAACGCTTTATGGCTTCGTAAATAGCAAGGCCAACTCGTTCATGTAATTTATCCATTGAACTTCTCCCAGTTGTTCTTCGCCCAAGCAAGTGGGTCTACGCCTTTTAGATCCCACCAACTTCTCTCATCACCGAAAGCATGTAACTTCATGTGGCAAAAGTGGCACAGAGGAACACACCAATTGTCTCCCACCTTCATCCCCAGAGAATTAGGCTCTGCGAACATGATGTGGTGTGCCTCTGCGCCATACCCACAGACCAAGCAAGGTTGCCCACGCAGGGTCTGTAGATATTTCTTAGAGCGAACTCTCTTAGAACGGAACATTGTCATCAAGATTGTTAGACTGCTGTTGCCGAGGTTCGGCGCCATTGCCACGCTCCTCATACACATTCCCGATGATTGATAGGAACTGCTTGCCAGCCTTACTGACTTTCTTCCAACCAACCAAAGAGATCTGTGGCTTCTCAACGCCACGCTCCATCTGAGACACAAGATCGTTCACGACCTCGTCAGATAATTCCAACTTACCTGTGTAGTCTGGACTCTTCTCAGATTTCTTTTTGCTGTTCACAAACAGCGCGCCTGATGGATCATAGTTACTCATGCCGCTTCTCCTTTTGGCTCAAGAGTTTCTTTGTGTGATAAAAAGTTCTGTAGAACTTCGTTGTAAAGAGCCTCATCATTCTTCTTCAGAAGATCGATAGCCTCTTTGTTTGAACCCCAGAATGTTCTAAGGTTATCTACTGTGTCGCACTCAGGAATGAATGTCTTAAATGCAACCGCTACAGTTGACCAATCAGATGCGGTCTCTTTGTTACCGTCCTTACTGACAACATCTACTTGTAATGGTTTCTCTTCAGCGCCGACAGGAAGATCCTCACCAGCGTAAATGTAATGACCAAGACCGTGCATGGCTATGCACTTTGCCAAGGCTCTTTGAAGAGATGAGTTTACAGCGAAAGCATCTGGGTGCTTTACTGCTTTGTTTCTGAAATCAAGAACAGGGAAGACCTCAGTTAACGTCTTCTCTTCCACAGTCACGCTTACCATAACAAAGGCAAAGCCCTGATCGTCTTTCATGTACGGCACAAGCCGACCATCTGCCTCATGCAGATGCTTTTCAAATGTAGAGTTTGGATAATGTCCAAGCAGACATCCCCAAGCCCAAGCCCAACTCAGATAAGTCAAGCCATTCTTTTCTTCAGTGTGTTCACTGACATCAATTTTAGATAAGGTCTCCCAAACACTGCTCATTCCAATTCTCCTTTATACTGTGAGCAAAATTCAGCAACACCGCAGTAGTTGCCCTTACACCGTGTGTGTTCACCAGCACGGTATTCTATTTCAGTCGGCACAGTTTGTGCCGCTGAGAAATCGTTAGCGTCATTGACATTATCAAAGACACGCATGGCTCTCTTCAAGCCCTTCTTCTTTACAGCCCACGCATCGGGCTTGCTCCATCGTTCTTCGCTTGTGCATAAAATAAACTTGTCTTCAAGTTCTTCTTCCATGTCGTATGTAATCTGCGCCCCCTTGTGGTAGGCGAGGCGCTCATGAACATATCTGATGCGCTCTTGGTCAGACCATAGTGGCACATCCACTGTTACCACTGGGGCTTGTGGGTAGTCAGGCTTGTTGTCTGCGTCACGCCTGTTCCAATCTCTCAGGATAGCGCAGATCTGCAAGCGGCTAACCTTTATACCTTTAGATTTTTGTACAAGGAATGCGTATGTGTTGAGTTGGTTTTCCCACTCAGGCTTGCCGTAGATTACAGACCAGACACTAGTTACTTTGTAGTCCGTGATCTCAATTGAGTTCCCATTCATACGCTGATGATCGATAGCACCTGAAAGTACCCACTCACCGTCTGAATAAAACAAACGCTCTTCCCTGACAACATCTTCGCCATCGTCCTGTTCGAGGATGTGATGAACGGCTGTGCCAAACAAAGGCCAGATCATATCAACAACATCCGTTGTCATGTTGCTGGCATAGTGTTCCTTCATAAGCCTCACGCGAGGGCTGTCAATCAAGGTGGTGACAGAGATATCTGCCGCGCCCTTCGAATAGTTGTCACGCTTTGCGAAATTGACAAAAGCGTCAGGTAGTTTATGGTTATTTGTATACTGCATGGTTGCCTCCTTTGATCATTAAATGCCATGTATGACCAACAATGTCAATTAAAAAATGAAGGTAAATAAATGGCGAGAAAAATTCATGAATTTGTGATAGAAGGAGAGCCAGCGTCAAAGGCTAACAGCCGAAAGATTGTTAAGATAAAAGGGCGCCCTGTGTCAATTAAATCTGACAAGGCTAGAAATTATGTGAAGCAGTTTGGGGAGCAATGCCAGAAGATAAAAGATTTATTTACTGGCGATGTCTGTGTTGAGATGTTGATTTATTATTCAACAAGGAGACCTGATCTTGATGAGAGTTTAATATTAGATTGCATGCAGGGATACATATACGAGAATGACAGACAGGTCAAAGAGAAGCATATATACTGGGGCTTGGACAAATGCCGACCAAGAACTGTCATCAGAGTGTCGGCTTTGGAGACAGGTAATGTCCCAAGCGATCTCAGACGCATATCTGGACGACATGAAACCGAAACTGGAAGTGATCAGATGGCTGGAGAGTGAGGACTTCGAAACCGTTTGCGACTTTGCCGCGCTCAATGCGGAGCGAATGCGTCAACACTTTGTTGACATCTTGGAATCTAAACCAGCGATTGCCAGATACAAGGGAAGAAAACTAAAAGATGTAATAGTTAATTATTAATATAATATAACTAGTATATATTTATATATATTTATAACTAGTAATAACTAGTAACTAACAACCATCAAAATTCTGGCTTGACAGTTTCTCCGCTTGGCAATATCGTTGTATGTGTTCGTGGAGGAACGCTATGAGTATTGATGAAAGTTTACGCAGTAATGCGATCCGTCTGGGTGTGGGGCAACACAAAGTCTCATGCCCTTTTTGTTCTCAACAGAGAAAGAAGAAGGGGGAACGAACCCTCTCGCTCAGAGTTCAGTCAGAAGAAGTTCTGTATCAGTGTTGGCACTGTCAAAATTCTGGCGCCGTTAAATTAAGGGAAGACTATAAACCAGTTAAGAGGGAAACGATGACACCAGTTGCACCAGCAGTTAAAAAGAATTGGCTTGAGTTAGATCAAGACGCTATCGCATGGCTAATGTCGAGGGGGATTAGCGAGATAACAGCAAAGACTGCTGGGGTAAAGAGCGCCAATCACTACATCAGATCTGTCGGAAGTGAGACATCATGTGTCGTGTTCCCTTATTCAAACGATGGGCAACAGTATGCCGCAAAGATTAGGGCGATAAAAGATAAAGGGTTCTCTTGCCAGAGCAACCCGCAAACATTTTTTAACATCGAGAATGTGGACATTGGTGACGACTTGATAGTTTGCGAGGGCGAGATGGATGTACTTGCCTTCATGGAAGCAGGTTTTAAGAGTGTTGTATCTGTGCCTAACGGAGCGGTCATGAAGGTTAATGACAGCCCAGTTGAGCCAGCTAACGACAACAAGTTTCAGTTCCTTTGGAACGCCAAAAAGTTTTTGGATAAAGCGAATAAGATTATCATTGCTACAGACTCAGATGAAGCTGGTCAGGCGATGGCAGAAGAGATTGCCAGAAGGGTGGGCAAGAATAGATGTTGGCGAGTGTCATACCCCGATGATTGCAAGGATGCCAACGATGTTCTAGTTAAGCATGGGAAAAAAGTTCTAGAGAACTTACCTAACAAAGCAACCCCGTGGCCTGTTGCAGGACTGTATGATGCCGAACATTTTTATGATGCAGTTGATGACATCTATAACAATGGCATGGGGAAGGGGGCAAGCACTGGCTACCACAATGTCGATGAGTTCTACACTGTGGTTGAAGGACAGTTGACTGTGGTGACAGGACACCCATCGTCAGGTAAGTCCGAGTTCATCGATCAGATTATGATTAACATGGCTCAGAACGATGACTGGAAGTTTGCTATTTGTTCTTTCGAAAACGAACCCCGTCTTCATATAGCAAAGTTGATATCAAAATATTTACGCAAGCCGTTCTTTGCTGGGGCAACACAGCGTATGTCTCAGCATGACTTGGACTACGGTAAGCAGTTCATTCAATCACACTTTACTTTCCTCTATCAGGCTGACGGTTCGCTTGCCACTATCGATGACATCATTGACCGACTAAAGGCGGCGGTCATGAGACACGGTGTGAAGGGCGCGATCATTGACCCATACAATTACATTCAGAAGAGTAGGGATATCAGCGAGACAGATTGGATCTCAGACATGCTGACTAAGTTGCGCGTGTTTGCACAGGCTCACGATATCCACCTTTGGTTTGTGGCACACCCAACAAAGATGTTGCGCGGCGCTGACGGTAAAGTTCCTGTGCCGAAGGGTTATGATATCTCAGGTTCAGCCGCTTGGTTTGCGAAGGCAGACATTGGATTGACTGTCCACAGACCTGACCCTAAAAGATCTGAGTCAGAGGTTCACATTTGGAAATGCAGGTTCTCTTGGGTTGGTAAACAGGGCGACACAAAGATTTATTTTGACCCAGTGACATCAACATATTTCCTGCCAACAGATGACTTTCCTACGCCAATGCAAGTTCCGCAATATCAGCCAGAGGATGTACCATTCTAATGAGTAATCAATCAGACTACGGCACTAAAGAATTACATCGTCGTCATCTTGTAAGGCCAGAGTTCATAGGTGGTGGACACTCCATACGAGTGAGGGTAATCGATCAAAAAGTTCTAGATAACTTATTGCTTTCGAAGAAGATTAAACTTGATCATTATCAAACGCTGGACTCCATGATGATTGAGCATTATAACTCAACAATAGGATTGCGTGCTCAAACATTTGAGCCAAAAGTAAAGGGAACATCTTCTGATTACACCGACAAATATGCGATGGCGAGAAGCAAGGTGAGAAAAGTTTTGGAAGAGGTGAGAGAAAATTTGGGGCGGGAAGTTTATAAAATACTGAGAAGTATTCTTGAGGATGTGCCTTTGACCAAGGTTCAAATGATGTGGGTTGAGGCTAATGGAAACATGAAAAGATTGATTAATATAGTGGGGAAGTATTATGGATAGACTTGGTAAACAAATACTTGGTGAGGCTATGGATGTGATTGATGCTAGAGGGGATCACTATGGATCTCCGTATAAGAATTGGAAAACGATAGCGGATTTCTGGACAATTTATCTTAGAGATAAGTTGAAAGATGGGGAAAGTATATCAGCGACAGATCATGGGTTGATGATGGATCTGGTGAAAACGGCTCGCGTTATGACTACGAATGGTCACTGGGATAGTATGCTTGATAAGTGTGGGTATGTTGCCGCAGCCGTAGAATGTTTTGAAGAAGAGAGAAAAAGGTTTGACGAGGCTGAATAATATCAATAATATAAAACCTGCATGAAGGTCATGCGTTTCCTCCCAAACTAAAGGGGGCGGCTAATCACCGCCCCCTTCTTTTATGTGTTAGAATTACACAGATGTGTGTAGTTCTAGATGTTAGGCATCATGCTGTTGCTATCAATCGACATGTCTGCACGAGTTGATGCGCGACCGTTGAGGTAGTTGATCCATGTTCGCGCTAGCAATATTGACATCACATCTGCTGTCACCTTGTTGCGGTTAGCAACGCGGATCTCAGTAATTTTTGTCAGGAAGTAACGCACTGGTGAGCGCACACCCTTGCCATGGTTTGACGCGAGATCGTTTAGGAACTCGCATACCTTCTCATCATCGCCGCTCTCTGCAACGATGTGAACAACGCCGCAAGAGGCGGCACTGGGATCAATGTGCTTTTCTTAGTGATCTTAGATAGCCTGATTGCTTTCTCAAGAACATTAGTGTCAACCTCATCAACGTAAAACTTGCGAAGTTCATCGTTCGTAAGGCGAACATTCTTTGTGTTTGCATGACCGCTCTTGTATGCCACGATGTGGCGAAGGACAGAGCCTGTCATCGATGGGTAAGGAACGCCCATGATGGTGAACACATCCATGTTTGAACGGTTCGCGCCGACATCCATGTGGATAAACGACTCTGGATCAATGCCAAAGATGGCGTGAGTGATGAACGGTTTGCCAGCGCGAACGCATGCGCTCAAGCGGTTCTGTCCATCCTTCAAGTAACCATCCTTGCCAAAGGCCAAAGTGGCATTAGTCAAAGACCAATTGCCGCCCAACATGTCCTTGGCGTATGTCTTAATCTTCTCCGTCTTCTTTGTACGGTTTCCGATGTTGAGGTTTTCAAGGATGTGTTCCGCCAAGAACGGTGTGACCTCAATCACACGAGAGTTCTGTGGTGGGTTCTTGATCAGTGAGTAAAGATTTTCAATCTGATCTGACGGATCGAGCGATGAGTTCAAGCCGCGCTGTTTTGAGATTACTGAAAGCATGTTGCTTTCCTTTCTCCCCCATGTCCGTTTGTCGGGGGTCTGTTGCCTTGCCCAAGGGCTTACACATGTCTCCCAATGGTGGGCAGTCCAAAGGAAACTGAAAAGTTCTATAAAACTAATTAATAAAATTAAAACTATTGGCCGTCATAATATTGGTGTTGGGAAGAGCGCCACCAATAACGCTCTTCCCTGTGTGCTGGTCAGTGAGGGAAAGGAGAAACCCCGATAGGCAACACTAACCTAAACGCCTACACACATGCGTTAACCAACCCTATCGGGGTAACTGGTTGTCAAATCTAATGTGCGGCTCATCACAAATCAATGTGATCTTTGGATTATTCTTCCATGAACCGAAGAAATTTTCAACACGATAATGCAAGTCAGAGTGGTTTGCATCAAGGTAACTTGAACACTCCGCATGAGTTTTGAATTTAGGATCAGACCACTGAGCCTCTAACTCAGATGTCACCTCTCCGTTAAACGAAAAGGTGGTGAGAATAATAATAGCGTACTCATTCATCTCTAAACCTTCCTGATCTTGACATGGCATATGCAGATGTAATCATCATAAGCATGCCAATAAGCATAACAAGACAACCCAGCACAAGGCTATAGGTGTCTGGCAATTCAGCGACAGACATCCCTGCTTGTATAACGAGCAGAGAGGATACAAAAATTATAGGCCAGATCATTTCATTCTCCTTATGATTTAAGTGATGCGCGACCACAGTGTGGGCATTCATGTAACATCATGTCTACATGGTATTGGAATGTGTCCTCATCCATAAACTCATACGGCGAGTGGCTTGCTGAGAACATGGGCGCGATCACACCGTAATCGCCGCTCAGTTTTGTTTCCTCATAGCAGTCATGAAATACCTTGCGGTTTTCCAAAGCGCCCTCAGCGTCATAGTAATCATCAACATGTGGCAGATACCTTATGCCACGGTATGAATATTCAGGTGCGTTATCCCAACTAATCATGATTATCTCCTTATAGATTGTCGAGCAGTGTGCCCAAGACGAACGCCTTGGTTCTGCGGTTTAGTAATTCAATGGCAGACTGAAGGTTTTTTGAGTATGCATGAACCTTCTGCGTCTCGCCTTTATCTGACAACAAGTCAGTGCTATCATGGTTATGCACCACAAGCCATCCGATTTGGACATCAGGCACACTCTTTTTCCAAGTGACCGTCTTTACCTTGAAGGCAGTGGCAGTCTCTGGCAGTGCATCGAAAATTATGTCTGCCTTTTTTGCATGCATAACAAACCTCTTGCCTGATCCTGACATCAGCATAGCAAGACCTTCTAAGAACACGTTGCGATACCAAGTCAACTTTAGACCCACACGATTAGTACATGTGTAATCGCTAGTTTTCTCATGCTCAATATATGTGTCCTTTGCATTGGATTCCACCACCCCAAGACCCATGCACCGTATGTAATTATCCGACAGAACACGTTGTGCAAGTGCGAAGGTTAGGTCTGCATGTTTTTTCATTGGGTTGAAGGTATTCTTTGATGTCTTTGCATTGGCAAATTGGCGATAGTCTCTAACCTGATTGACCATACTCTGCATGTACTTAACCACAGCACTCTCAACACCGAAGCAATGTTCATCAAAGAATTTATCAACATCAACGCTGATGTCAAATTTGCTTCTCCCCCTGAGGATTAGGCAAACCAAATCGTTTGGCATCTCCCAAGTTTTTGCCATGTCATTGATTGCCTTCTTACACTGCATCGCAGATAGATAATTCTTTTTTAATTGTTCATTCATTGTAGTCTCCAATCATAAGAGGTTAAGATGGCGGCACTATGCCGCCACCTGTATTCTTGTTGTTTCACCGATGGGTGCATCATTGCAATCCATATCGGTTGATACCCATAGCACTGGGTAATCTGGTGTTTCATTCGGATAGTCGAAGATGCCCATGTCAGTCAGGTAAACCATAGCATCGCATGGTATCTGATTGTCATAGACATAATCGAATACAGGCATGACGCGAGTGCCGCCTCTACCCTTGGCCTCGACACCGTTGATGTACTCGCCTTGAGCATACTCAGTCACAGACTGAACCTCAGCATCGCAGACGATCAATGTGATAGAGCGCGGATTAAAATCCTCAATCAACTGGTTGAAGACACCAAGGAAATATTCCTGCTCACGCATCGATACACTGCCACTGCTATCCCAGCCCAGCACGATGTCACCGACACCGACACGATCAACTGCTGGCATGTATATGCCTTGGGTGTAGTACACTTTGCGATTGCACCGCCGCCATGTGTAATCTTCTGGCTGATCACCGCCAACAAATCTGCGGATCACATCCATCCAATCAACTTGAGAACGCCGCATGCGCGACACCATCTCTTTAATCTTAGATGGTAGTTTGCCAGCGTTCTCAGCCGCCTGTGCCGCCATGAAGACACGCTGGTCTACATCTGCCGCCATCTGCTCCAGATCGCCCTGAGAGGGCTGTGAGCCGTCTTCATTGGATGCATCCATGACGATGCCCCATGATGGCTGATCCGCGCCGCCATCAGACTGAGGCAACAGGTCAAATATTTTCTCTGCCGCCATGCCTTTGTACTGCTCACTGAACAGGCCATCTTCTGGCAGGACAAAGCCGCCATCGGTGAGGATGTCATTGATGGCGTAGTCGGTGGCGATGTTCCATTTTTTATGATCACGATCACCGCGCCGCAGATGATGTTTCATCACGATGTGCATGACCTCATGAGCGATTACGCCCTTGATCTCATCCTCACTGTGACGGTCAACGAAGGGCTCTGCCCAGATGATCTTCTTGCCATCGGTTGCCATCGTCTCGATGCTATCATCTTGTACAAAATGACATCCAAGTGCGATGCTACCGAAGAAGGGGTGCTTGACCATTAGACTGGTCTTGCACCGTGCAATTTTTAGATTAGCATCCATGCTAGTCTCCATAAAAAAGTTCTATATAACTTACACAAGGGTAAGCGCGGAACCGTTGGTCAACGCCCACTGGCGAAGAGCCTCAACCTTTTTCAATTCAGGATCACGGCTCACCGCATCCTTGATGACGAAGGCAGAAAATTCTTGCTGAGGCAGACGATTGAGGTATGCGATGATCTTGCCAAGGTTGGTTTGATTTGCCTTAAATGCCAGACCAGCACAGATTGCGTATGTCACCGCAGGATCTTCACTGATCATTGCAATCTCAGGATTAGCAATCAACTCATCGAGATCTGGACAGGTGTCATAGATCTTGAGAAACCCAAGAAAATCTGCACAGGCAGGACGCCCTACCTGACCAGCGATTGCCTCAGTCTGGCAGACTGCATCCAGCCCCCATCCCATGACAGATGACACCCTATCCCATGATCGTGGCGATGGCGATGCATTGGCATCACGATCAAATTTATGTAACCATTCTGGGCGAAAGCGCAGGAACGCACAAATGCGTTGATCGACACCAACCTTATTGAAGTAGCCGATGGCATCCTCAAGGTCAGCCTCGATCTCCAAGAACATCAGGCGATCTTTAAGATGCGATGGCATGGTGTTTGTACCAGCGCGGTCACTGGTGCGATTGCCAGCCGCCACGATAGCCCAGCCATCAGGCAGACGGTGCTGACCGACACGCCGCTCATTGACGATTTGTGCGGCGATGTTCTGGTTGGCGACTGGTGCTTGAGGCAATTCATCCAAGAAGAGGATGCCCTCACCTTCCGAAGGCATCCAGTCTGGGCGAAGGCGTTTCATACCATCACCATCATTGACCAGCCATCCTGCAAGTTCGCCAGCATCATACTGAGCAAGCGAAACGACAAGACACTGAACATCACGGCTTTTGGCGATGTCCTGAACAACGGTTGTTTTACCAAGACCAGCACCGCCGATCAGGTATGGGATTGGACGCATTGCATCGCGGCCTTGGGCGTTGGTGATTTGGCTGTCGATTGAAGCCTCGACAATGGCTTTTGATTGAGTAAGACGCATAACTTTTCTCCTTGTTTGCGTTGGTTATATGGCGAGATGCCACGACACCCCCGAAGGGGTGTTTCGACAGTTTCTCATGCTGTCATCGTCAGGTAGCGTTATGCGGCATCAAGTGCGCCCAGCACCTTGTCCACAACTTCATTTTCAGATGCGGCATCAGCCATAGCCTTTGCCGCCGCATCATCTGATGCAAGCCGTGCGGCCTTCAACTCGCGGCACGCATCATCGAACTCAGCCCAATCCATCGCATCGTATTTGGATGGCTTGAATGAACCAGTTACGGTTTCTTTGCCGAACAACTTTTCTGCCAGTTTAAACATCTCAGATTTGCCAGCGTCACCATCGACAGCATCCATGAGTTTTTTCTCGCTATCAATTTCATGATCATCAAACACTGCCCTGACCATTTCGGGCGTTACGTTGTCGCCGCCAATGCCCAACTTGTGGCGAGCCTTGACGCTGTTCTCTTTCAGTTTCTTGGCGGTGGCTGGCTTGATGTATGCACCCAACTCTTCGCTCAGTTGTTTAGACACTGTGGCAGGAAGGCGTTTGTTCTTGCCATTGCCAACCAACCCGACTGGCGAGATCGCCACGATCAGGCTGACGTACTGGTTAATCTTATGGGCATTCATCTGCTGGGTGTTCGCGTTGTTCTCCATGGTGCGTGCCTTGTTCTCGCCGCGCAAATTAGCAATGGATGCCTCAGCATTGGCAATGTCTGCCATGGTGTTGTCGAAATTTTGAGTGTTAAAAATGTCCTGCATAATAGTCTCCTGTGAATTGCAGTTGGTTGGTGTTATTTCCAGATCACTTCAATTTGTGAAGTTTTCTCATCGGTCTTCCATTCGCCGATAGGCTTGCGTGACATGGTGCAGAACACCTTGCCAGCGCGGTCACCTACGACCTTTTCGAAACGATCAATTTCATTAAGAAAATCGTTAAATGTTTTGAAGATCTCTTTCATGGTTATTCTCCCTTGAACTCAAAACGCTGGTCAAAATATGCAGGGTTGTCAGAGCATGCGATAGCATCCTTAACCTGTTGGACATTCATCCATCCGCACATTGCCATCTCGAAGGCATCATCGAAGTTGATGAAACCAAGATTAGCCAAGGTCTTCAGTGCCTCGCGGCGGATAGGTGTGAGTTTAGCATCTGCAATTTTAGACATCGTTGTCTCCTGTTTCGTGGTTACTCTTCAGCATGGCGTACCAATCGCCATGGACAGGGGGGCAAGTTACCCTGCCCCGAACCCAGCCGCAGGAACTCACGCCCCTGCCAGATTTACCGCCCCACAAGCGCGAGCGCATCACTGCGGTCACACCCGATCTGTATCTCGAACTGCCCCATCGCAAGCGCGACAGGTGGGCTGGGTGACATCGCCTCACCACTCCGTGAGGTAGAAGATCTGGGGCTGGTTACCAGAATGCCGAAGGTTGCCAAATCAGGGGCTGTGAACCCCTTTGTCATATAGCCGCAGATGGTTGTCAACCCCCCCTAATGGCTTTTTTTGGTCATTAATGGATATGTGTGACATATATGCAACAGTTAAAGGTCGAAATCGTCACTGGCGGCTTCTGGAAGATAGCCGTGTGTGATTATAAGCCAGAATACCTAAAGGCGCTCAGTGAGGCTTAAAACGCCAGTAATCGGCATTATTGGTTATTCTTTGCCAGTGTTGTTTCGGGGACGTAAATGGTAAAGTTATATAGAACAATTGAACGGCGAGACCAAAACCACGCCCAAGCGCAAGCGCATACTGGCGGCACACAGGGAATACATAATGGGTAGAGATAAAGACAAAGATAAGATCATTAAACTAGTACCAGCATCGGATGGCCTCACTAGCAAACAGGAAACCTTCGCCAAGTTGGTAAGTGAGGGGCAGACACTCACTGATGCCTATCGATCAGCGTACAGCGCAGAAAAGATGAAGGATAGTTCAGTATGGGTTGAAGCATGCAAGTTGAGGCAACACCCCAAGGTGTCCCAAAGGATAGAGGCGTTATCAGGTGAGATCACCGCACGTCAGGCATCTGAAGACGAACGGCTCAGGATATTTGTGACTGAACAGTTGAAGCATGAGGCTTTGGGTGCAGGATCAGACAGCGCAAGGGTTCAGGCACTGGTGGCATTGGGCAGATCGGTGGCAATGTTCAGTGACAAGGTTATCGAAGAGGACAGCACACACCGCACAGCGTCTGAGATTGAGGCTGAGATCCAAGATCGCCTGTCGCGACTGCTTGGTTCCTGATCTGTCTGGGGGTGGACACAGCGCATTCCGCACTGGCTTGACCCCCACCCCACCCCATCCCCCCTGTATGGCGCGGCGCATACAACACACTATACACTGTGAAATGCACAACCAATGAGTATCCTAGAAAATCTAGACATCTGCCAAGGTAATTGCATCTTAGATGATGAGAAATGTATAATTTGCTGTAGGTCCTTTCATGAAATAGCCGTGTGGGACGATTTAACGCCCTCTGAGAGGGATTGGATGACTACTATGGTGCAGGGTAGGCAGGATAGACTCTGGACGCTCTGGTGGGGCTCTGAGAGCGTTTTAAAGAATTAGCATAATTTAATAGTTCTCTAGAACTTTTACCCCCCCCTATTCTTAAAAATTATTTTGCTAGTTATAATTTTAGGGAAGGGGTTCTTTCTAGGAAAGTACCCTAGGAATCCTGTGCCCCCACGTTGGCACCGTACATCTGTAAGGTTTCCCAGCCATCTTCTAGCTCTTCTTCAGGGGGCGGCTTTAGGTTTTCCTTGGCATATTCCACGCCAGCCTTTATTGCGTGGTAAATTCCGGAAGATATCATGGCGGATTTTACCTTATCGCACATATCTATCGTGACCGTGGCGCTACCGTCTTCGTGCTCAACAACATCAACAACTTCTATTTTCATTAAAATCTCCCTCGTCCCTTACTAGTTATAATAACATATAACTAGTTATAATTATATATATACATAACTAGTTATAAGTAGTAAATAGTTATATACTAGTTGGGCGGGCTGATGTCTCCCCTGCCCGCAGGGGGAGTTGAGCGTGGTCCTCCCGACGCTCCTCCCCCACCTTAAGGAGAACGAATGAGCAACAAAGTTATAAACTTCCCCGGCGTTAATTTTAAAAACGATGGAATGGGGGATATAGACCCAGACGATATGCTGAAGGCTATTGCTGAGGAGTCTGTGCTAGACAGCGTTGTTGTGCTAGGCTGGACAAAGGAAAACAATTTATTTGTTGCCACCAGTGGGGAAAGCGGCCCCGAGATTATTTTTCTAATGGAGATTGCGAAGTCGGTTATTGTTAACAGATGTTTGCAGATTGAATAATGTTTACTGCCATGGTTTATGCTTGTTTGACTTTAAGTTCAGAGTCATGTCTTATCTTTAAAGATAAATGGGGACCAAGCAAAACCATCGAAGAATGCCTAAAGCGAACAAATGAAATGGCGGCGGTAGTAGCAAGTTTGGGTTATAAGCCACTGGCGTATAAGTGTGAGAGATCGGGAGTTAATACACACATCGATGAATCAGTTACAATCCGTACAAGACAAAATAAAAAACCTTCCGCTATCTGAGCAGGAAAAGTTTCTTGATCTCCTTGAGCAATACGAGGAAGCAAAGAACAAAGAAAAGGCTCGTGTAAATTTTTTAGATTTTGTAGAGATGATGTGGCCTGCGTTTATTGCTGGTCGGCACCATGAGATTATGGCTGATGCCTTTGAGCGTGTGGCGCGGGGTGAGTTAAAGCGCCTAATCATTAACATGCCGCCACGACATACCAAGTCAGAGTTTGCATCGTTCCTTTTCCCAGCTTGGTTTCTTGGGCAATACCCAGAGAAAAAGATTATTCAAACCGCACACACTGCTGAACTGGCAGTGGGCTTTGGCCGTAAGGTGCGTAACCTAATTAATCAGGATGATTTCCAATCAGTGTTTCCCGGCATTGAACTGTCTTCAGATTCAAAAGCGGCTGGGCGCTGGAATACAAACAAGAAGGGTGATTACTTTGCTATTGGTGTTGGCGGTGCTGTCACAGGTAAAGGCGCTGACGTTCTTATTATTGATGACCCGCACTCAGAGCAAGAGGCGGCAATAGGGGCTTACAACCCAGAAGTATACGACAAAGTTTACGAGTGGTACACATCAGGACCGCGACAGCGTTTACAGCCGGGTGGAGCGATCATTGTAGTTATGACGCGGTGGTCTGTTAGAGATTTGACAGGGCAAATCATTAAGTCAGCCACGCAAAGACATGGCGCTGATGATTGGGAAGTAATTGAGTTGCCCGCTATCATGCCGTCAGGAGATCCACTATGGCCCGAGTTCTGGCCTATAGATCAGTTGGAGGCACTCAAAGCAGAACTGCCTATATCCAAATGGTCTGCACAGTACCAGCAGGATCCAACATCTGAAGAAGGCGCGCTCATTAAGCGAGAATGGTGGCGTGAATGGGAATCTGAAAGCCCGCCACCGTGTGAAGCGATAATTCAAAGTTGGGATACAGCGTTTCTTAAAACGCAACGAGCGGACTATTCTGCTTGCACAACATGGGGTATCTTTAATTATCCAAATGAACAAGGTGTAAGTGTTCCAAACTTAATACTCTTGGACGCCTACAAGGAGAAACTAGAGTTCCCAGAACTTAAACGAGCCGCATACGATAAGTATTGGGAGTTTGAACCTGATCAAATGATCGTTGAAGCGAAAGCCGCAGGTACACCACTGATCTTTGAACTGAGGGCGATGGGCATACCTGTGACTGAATTTACCCCTTCGCGTGGACAGGATAAGATTGCTAGGGTAAATGCTGTTACTGATTTGTTTGCATCCGGTGTAGTGTGGGCCCCGCCAACGCGTTGGGCGGAAGAAGTTATTGAGGAGTGTGCGGCATTCCCGGCTGGAGAACATGATGACTTGGTTGACTCAACTACTCAAGCGATGCTGAGGTTTCGTCAAGGTGGATGGATTAGAAGCGCGATGGATGAATGGGATGATGAGCCAGTCTATCGAAGACCTGTGGAATACTACTAATTAAAACCAATATATGTTATATTGCAGATATAAAACTTTCTTTTAGGAATTATGAGACATGCCTGTAGAAAAACCAATGATCCCATCTGACTTAGACATTGAGGACACTGATGAGGTTCAAGTTGAAGTTGTTAACCCTGAAGCAGTCGCGATTGCTACAGATGACGAGGCCATGATCTTTGACTTTAGCGGTGAGGTAACTGATGATCTTATTGGACCTGAGCATGATGCTAACCTTGCCGAGTATATGGAAGAGGCTGACTTACAGGCGCTTGCCTCAGAACTGGTAGAAGACTTTGTCGCTGACCGCATGTCTCGCAAAGATTGGGCGCGAGCGTATGTTAAAGGCTTAGATCTACTTGGAATGAAAATTGAAGAGCGTACACAGCCTTGGCAGGGAGCGTCAGGTGTGTTTCACCCAGTTCTAACAGAAGCGATTGTAAGGTTCCAAGCACAGGCTATGGGTGAGATGTTCCCAGCATCTGGCCCTGTACGCACCAAGATTATTGGTCGCGTTAACCAAGAAAAGGTTGAGCAGGGACAGCGCGTAGAGCAGGAGATGAATTACCTGCTAACTGAAGAGATGTCTGAGTACCGTGACGAAACGGAAACGATGTTATTTAGATTGCCTTTGGCTGGGTCTGCTTTCAAGAAGGTTTACTATGACCCAATCATGGAGCGCCCATGTTCTATGTTTGTTCCTGCTGAAGATTTTGTTGTTTCTTATGGCGCCAGTGATCTTCCTACAGCGCCACGCTACACCCATGTTATGAAAAAGACAGCAAATGAGATTGTCGAACTTCAAGTTAATGGGTTTTATTTGGATGTCGATCTTCCTGATCCTGAGCCAGACTACTCAGACATCCAAGAGAAGTATGATGAAATTGATGGTGAGATGGCGGTGCTTGAAGAAGACGACCGCTTTACACTTTTAGAGATGCATGTTGACTTGAACATGCCTGAGCCTTTCGATGATCCCGACGGCATTGCTCGCCCGTATATTGTGACCATCGACAAGTCTTCACAAACTGTATTGTCTGTCAGGAGGAACTGGTATGAGGACGACCCGAAGAAAAGAAAGAGACTTCACTTTGTTCATTACAAATATTTGCCGGGCCTTGGCTTTTATGGCACGGGCCTTATTCATCTCATTGGCGGCCTTGCCAAAAGCGCTACCTCGATTCTTCGCCAACTTATTGATGCGGGTACGCTATCTAATCTCCCGGCTGGTCTCAAGGCTCGCGGTCTTCGTATTAAAGGCGATGATTCGCCTCTCATGCCGGGTGAGTTCCGTGACGTGGACGTACCGGGTGGTGCGATCCGCGATAGCATTGCATTTATTCCTTACAAGGAGCCGTCATCGGTACTATACCAACTTCTCGGAAATATCGTGGAAGAGGGGAGAAGGATTGGCTCCGTTGCGGATGTTCAAGTTGGAAACCTTAATCCACAAGCGCCAGTAGGTACAACCCTAGCCTTGATGGAACGTAGCATGAAAGTTATGTCTGGTGTTCAGGCGCGCCTTCATGCCTCACTAAAACGTGAGCTAAAAATCTTAGCAACCATCATCCGTGATTACATGCCATCAGAATATTCGTATGAACTTGATGGACAGTTTGATCGCCGCGCTGACTTTGATGCTCGGGTTGATGTTATACCTGTATCTGATCCAAATGCGTCAACAATGTCACAGCGTGTTGTTCAGTATCAGGCCGCTATTCAGTTAGCACAGCAGGCCCCACAACTTTACGATATGGGTAAGTTGCACCGTCAAATGCTAGAGGTACTGGGCATTAAGGACGCTGACAAAATTATTAAACTTCCTGATGATATTAAACCAGCAGACCCTGTGTCTGAAAATATGTCTATCTTGAAACAAGAGCCAGTCAAAGCCTTCAAGTATCAAGATCATGAGGCGCATATTCAAGTTCATATTGCCGCCGCTCAAGATCCTAAACTTCAAGAGATTGTCGGTCAAAGCCCATTTGCCGGAGCCATTCAAGCATCAATGGCGGCTCATATTACTGAGCATGTAGCGTACCAGTATCGCAAAGAAATTGAAAAGAATCTTGGCGTTGGACTGCCAGATGAAGATGCTAAGTTGCCAGAAGATATTGAACTTGAACTAAGCAGACTTTCAGCAGAAGCGGCTGGTAAACTTCTTCGCAAAGATCAGGCAGAGGCCGCGCAAGAAGAAGCAATGCGACAGCAACAAGACCCGCTTACTCAAATCCAACAACGCGAGCTTGCAATCAAAGAACAAGAACTTCAGCACAAAATTCAAATGGACATGGCTAAGTTGCAAGCCGATATGCAGAAGTCAGCGGCTAACATTGCTATTCAGAAGGAGCGCATTGACTCCGAAGAACAGCGAGATGGCGCTCGTATTGGTGCCAAGGTTGCCATGGAGCAAGATAAAGCAAGACGGGAAGAAATTAAAGACGGAATGCAGATTGGTATTGAAATCGCTAAAAACATTGGAGACTAAATATGGCGGAACCACTTACTGGGTATACACCGTTAAAGATTAAATTACGGGAGTACATGAACGCGGCGGCTGACCACATGGCTTCTGGCGGTTGCACGAACTTTGATGAGTACCAAAGAATGGTTGGCAAGGTTGAGGCTTTAGCTTTAGTTGAGCGCGACATTTTGGACTTAGAGGAAAAGTATATCGAAAGTTGACTGGGGTCTTCTAACAGTGTCAACTGTGGTGTATATTATAAAATGTGGAGACTTACAGGCGATAGCCTGCTAGGTACTGTGAACCTCAATCACTGCAAGGATGACGGATGTATTCTGCTACTAAAGAAGTCGATCAAAAGATCGCAATTAAAATACCAGATCCTTCTGGATACAAACTCTTAATTAAACCTTTAGAAGTCCAAGAAAAAACTGAAAGCGGTATTTATATGCCTGACGCCCTTAAGAGCGCAGAGCAAACCGCATCGGTAATTGGATTCGTGGTCAAGATGGGCCCTGATGCTTACAAAGACGCAAGTAAGTTTCCGAACGGACCGTATTGTAAAGAAGGCGACTTTGTAATTTTTCGTTCTTATTCCGGCACACGGTTTAAGATTGAAAAGCAAGAGTTTCGCCTTATTAACGATGACACTGTCGAAGCAGTTGTCGATGACCCAAGGGGATATACAAGAGCATGAATGATCCAGTAGAAAAATACGAAGACGACACCGAGATTAAATCTGGTGCTGATGAAAGTTCTATAGAACTTGAAATTGTAGACGATACTCCTGAAGAGGATCGTAACAAGCCGCGCCGTTCAGACGATGCGGAGCCTGATATTCCAGAGGACGATGAGATTGCCAACTATGGCGAGAACGTCCAAAAGCGTATCAAGCAACTTAAGTATGAGTTCCACGAGGAGCGACGCCGCAAAGAGGAAGCGTCTCGGCTACAGGATGAAGCCGTATCATACGCGCAAAAAATTTATGAAGAGAACCAGCGTCTCAAGAAAGCCCTTGAGGACGGCGAAGGCGTTCTGATTAATCAGGCAAAAGGCCGGGTTGAAGCAGAACTAGATAAAGCAAAGTCAGCCTACAAAGCCGCCTACGAAAGCGGTGACCCAGATGCTTTGGTTGAAGCGCAAGAAAAACTTTCTGAACTTCAAGCAGAAAAACTTCGGGTTAATTCTTTCAGACCTCAAAAGCAAGCAGAGACTCCAGCGCCAGAATTAAAAAAAGCGCCACAGCCTCAAAAGCCAGACGAACACGCAATGCGTTGGGCAGAAAAGAATGACTGGTTCAATAAAGATAAAATGATGACGGCGTTTGCCTATGGTGTGCATGAGGATTTAGTCAGCACTCATGGCATTGATCCGCGTCGATCACCAGAAATTTATTATGAACGCATCGATAAAGAGATGCGGAAAAGATTTCCAGACAAGTTCGGTGAGCAAAGTTTTGAGGACGCACCTGCTCGCCAAACTGGTTCCGTGGTTGCCCCCGCTAATCGGAGTGCAAAAAAACCACGCAGGGTGCAACTTACCTCAACGCAAGTCTCTCTCGCCAAGAGGCTTGGCCTGACTAACGAACAGTATGCGGCGCAACTCTTGAAGGAGTCATCTAATGTCTGATAGAACCCCACGCTCCAATACTTCCCGTGAAACAGAGGGAAGAAAAAAAACTTGGCAAAGACCGACTATGTTGCCCACCCCCGAACCCCGCGAAGGCGTAGAGTATCGCTGGATTCGCACCACAATGATGGGTGATAGCGACAATAAGAATGTGTCTTCAAAATTTCGTGAGGGTTGGACGCCAGTAAAGGCAGAAGATCACCCAGAGCTCCAAGTGTTGCCGGATATCGATTCTCGATTTGAAGGTAATGTTGAGGTTGGAGGATTGCTACTTTGCGAGAACTCAACCGATTATGTGGAAAGCCGTAGGGAAGCGCACGATGAAATGGCGCATTCGCAGATTCAATCTGTCGATAACAATTACCTACGTCAATCCGATCCTCGTATGCCTGTTCTGAACCCAGAGCGGTCTACGAAAACTTCGTTTGGTAAGTGACCTTAGTTAGGACGCTTACTGTAATTTAATGGCTAGATAGAGAAGAGGGACTTTGAAATGTCTTCAACTGCCGCTCCTTTCGGTCTGCGTCCGATTAATCGTTTAGGTTCTGGTTCTCAGGAAGTTTTCCGCCAGTATCCTATTGCGTCTGCTTATGGCACTAACATTGCTATGGGCGACATCGTTCAACTTGTGGACGGTGGCACTGCAACGACAATCGAAAAGCAGTCCGCTACTGGCGATGATACGACAGAAATCGACATCGTTGGTATTTTCATGGGTTGTTCTTATACAGACCCAAATACCGGTCAACTGACCTTCAGCCAAATGTGGCCAGCAAGCACTGTTGCTTCTGACGCAATGGCATTTGTTGTTGATAACCCAAATGTAGAGTTTGTTATCCAAGCGGATGGCGCACCTACAAACACTGGTGACATCTACGGCAAAAACACCCTGCTCGTTCAAACTGCACCGAACACAACCTTTAAGGTTAGCCGTGTGGCTTTGGATATCTCCGAAATCAGCACTGATGCACAGAACCCAATCCGGATTCTGGACTACCTCGGTGGTGATAAAGGCGATGAAAAGGGTACGTCTTATCCGTTGTTGGTATGTAAATTTAACTACCACCAGCACACTTCAACAACTGGTTCTGCATAAGGAGTGAATAATGACGATTTCACGCGCACAACTCCTGAAGGAACTGTTGCCCGGTCTTAATGCACTGTTCGGCATGGAATACGATAAGTACGAAAACGAACATGCTGAAATCTACGAAACCGAAACATCCGAACGCTCCTTCGAAGAAGAAGTGAAATTATCGGGCTTCGGCGCCGCTCCGGTTAAGCCGGAAGGTTCAGCGATTTCCTATGACAATGCACAGGAATCCTTCACTGCTCGTTACAACCACGAAACGGTTGCAATGGGCTTCTCAGTGACCGAAGAAGCTATGGAGGATAACCTCTATGACGCGCTCTCCGCTCGCTACACAAAAGCCTTGGCTCGCGCCATGGCTTATACCAAGCAGGTCAAGGCGGCTTCACTGCTGAACACTGGCTTCACCACTTTCCAATCTGGCGATGGTGTGACCCTGTTCAACGCCTCTCACCCAACTGTTGCTGGCGGTAACAACGCTAACCGTCCTTCTGTTGCGGCTGACCTGAACGAAACTTCTTTGGAAGATGCTGTTATCAACATCGCCGCATTCACTGATGAACGCGGTCTGTTGATTGCCGCTCGCCCACGGAAGTTGATCGTTCCACCTGCACTGATGTTTGTAGCAACTCGCTTGCTTCAGACAGACCTGCGGACTGGTACTGCTGATAACGACATCAACGCTCTGCGTAGCAATGGCTCGATCCCTGAAGGGTTCCGTGTCAACCACTACCTGACAGACACCGATGCGTTCTTCATCACTACCGATGTTCCAAATGGCATGAAGCACTTTGTCCGTACCGCAATGTCAACCTCAATGGATGGTGACTTCGATACTGGCAACGTTCGCTACAAAGCCCGTGAGCGCTATAGTTTCGGCGTATCCGATCCTCTTGGGATCTACGGTTCACCCGGCGCCTAAGTTAATTAGGCTAGAAACTTTTTGGAAGGGCGTCTTTCGGGGCGCCCTTTCTTTGTGTATAATGTATAAGAACCTTGACAGCCGCATGGTGTGGCTGACATTAGCCAAGACAAGGAGTTCCTCATGGCTACCACAACTTTTTCCGGTCCTATTAAAGCAGGATCGATCCGCGAAGGCGCATCTGCGAATGTCGGCTTCGTAAAAATGGCTCAAACTGCATCTTGGACTCAGTCTACAACCGCAGCTGATACAGGTATTACAATCCCTGCTAATAGCCAAATCACTGAAATTTCAATCTACATCACAACGGCTCCCGCTACTTCCAACATTAGTATGGGTACAAGCTCAACTTCTACTGAGCTGTTTACTGCTCTTGCCTCTGGCACAGCTGCAAATGTAATCCTGCATGGCTCTGACGGCACTATTACAGATGCAGATACTTGGGCTGATATTGGTTCCTCGGATGTTAGTATCTTTATTGACTTTTCCGCTGGTTCAACGGGTGCTGGCTATGTGACTGTAGAATACATTCAAAACATTAATAACGCCTAATAGGAGGCTGTTATGGCCATATCTGACATTTTCGCAGTGACGAAAACAGCGGATGCTACGGTATATGCTGGTCGCGCTCGTGTGCGTCAGATTCAGGTAAAGACAGCAACCTCAGGATCCCCGAAGATTATCTTGAAGGATGGAGGCGCAAGCGGCACAGCGCTGCTTGATCTTTCATTTGGCACAACTGATACATTTTCGGTTAACATTCCAGATAATGGGATCCTCTTTGGCACAGATGTTTATCTAGATCTGACAGATTGTTTAAGTGTGACAGTATTCCTGTCATAAAGGAGTTATCGAATGGCTGAGAAAAGTTCCATATCCCGCGTAGGGACTAGTGAGCCATTCGAGCTTCAAGTTGCTCGTGGGCAAATCACCTTCCATAAAACTGTTTTTAAGTTTGGCTACAACGCTGCTGTTGGATCCACCAAGGAAACTATTTGGGAACAAGGCGGTTTATACGCTTATCCCGCATCAGCAACAGTAATGACTATATCAAGCAGCTCAACTGACGACACTGCCGCAGGAACTGGTGCAAGAACAGTAGAAGTTTTTGGCCTAGACGCCGATTACAACGAAATAAACGAAATTGTCACATTGAATGGGCAAACAGCAGTTAATACCACAAAGTCTTACCTCCGTATAAATCGTGGCATTGTCCGCAGTGCAGGTAGTGGAGGTGCAAACGCTGGAACACTTTACGCAGGAACAGGCACAGTGACCGCTGGAGTTCCAGCTAATATTTACCTGACCATAAATGGTGATGGCGACAACCAAACATTGATGGCTCTTTGGACGGTTCCCGCAGGATACACAGCATTCCTTACAAAGATGGCTTTATCCACAGGGACATCTACCAACACCAAAGCCGTTTTGAATGCTAGTCTTGTAGCTAGACCATACGAAGAAGTCTTCCAGATAAAAGAAAGATTTACTCTTACAGATGGCGCACACGAACAGTTTTATACTTTTCCATTAAGGTTCACAGAAAAAACAGACTTAGAGATGAGAGCGTTTTCTTCTTCAGGCTCAGTTGACTTCAATGTGTCCGCCTCAATGGAGTTTGTTTACATTCAAAATGGTTGAGAGAAATCATGACTAGTAAATACCCCGGCATAAAGAGACTACCTTCTGGAGGCATTGAGTACAGAGGAAAAAAGTTTTCTGGTTTCAATAAGCCGCGCAAGTCTGACCGCGCTGGTAAAAAAGGAATGGTTCTTGCTAAAGAAGGTGATAAGGTTAAACTAATTCATTTTGGCGATTCGTCAATGGGTCATAACTATTCACCCGCCGCAAGGAAGTCTTTTAAAGCGCGCCACGCCAAAAACATTGCTAAGGGCAAAATGAGCGCCGCTTATTGGGCTGACAAGAAATTATGGGCTGGCCCAAGCGGATCTAAAAAATCTCCACCTAAATCACAAAAACACAAGAAGTATGGGAAGTCGTGATGGAAAAGGTAGAGGTAACCCTAGCAAGATTAGAAGAGCGCATAGCGCAACTTCAGGACGAGGTTCGGCATGTGCACAAAGAAGTCTCTGACTTAAAGGCACAAGCAAATAGGTGGAAGGGCGCATTCTGGGTAATGATTGCCATTGGTGGCGCTATAGGAACTTTAAGCCATATATTCTTTAGTTGGATAAAATGACCATATCTAGATCAAATATGTCAAAGCAATTAACAGGAAATAAAAAAGCCCCGAAAGGCTATCATTATATGCCAGACGGAAAACTTATGAAAAATAGTGCTCACAAGAAAGGTGCAAACATGAAAAAGAAACCAGTTGTTAAAGCCAATGTTGGCAAGATGCTAGAAACATTTAGCCCTGCTTATAGCATTATGAAAGGCAAGGGGCCTGTTGCTGACTTTGCATCAACGCTGACAGACGCAGGTGTAGGCGGAATTGCTGGCGCTATCGTAAATGAAAAGCGTAAGAAAATGGGCGCTACACCAGAAACTGGAATGGAAGCCAACAAGATGCAAGGTGCTACGCCATTGGCTGGTGGTGGGTATGTAAAGCGCTCAAAGCCTATTGATGGCGCCGCTGTCAAAGGCAAAACAAAAGGCCGCATGTGCTAGGAGATGTATTATGAGAGCCGCAAAGATGAGGTGTGCCGCTAAGAAGCCAGTAGCATTAAAAGGTGGCGGCTCCACAAAACGCAACCCAATGGCAAAGACACTGCAACAAAAGCAGTTCGGGCCAAAATTAGTAACGCCCAAGAAGGGCAAAGGATCTTACACAAGAAAGGGCAAGCCCCTTTCTTTCTCGTCTGGGGGTAAAACAAAATCTCGTGTCAATGAGTCTGGTAATTATACGAAGCCTTCTCTTCGAAAGCAATTATTTGAGAAGATCAAGTCCGGCGGCAAAGGAGGAAAGCCCGGACAGTGGTCTGCTCGCAAGGCGCAGATGCTTGCTAAAGAATACAAATCAGCAGGCGGAGGTTATAAAAACTAAGCGCTAATGATACATGTATTTTTATTAATGGTTTACATCGGAGTGGGAGATGAAAGAAGACTAATAAGTAATGACATGTATTTTGCTGATATAGTTAGATGTAACTTTTTTGCGAAAGAAGTTTCTAGGAGGTACGGGAACTATCAAGACATTCAAAGTATGGACGCTAGGGATAAAGTGACGGCGTATTGCGTTCCAAAGTTAATTAAAAAGGGGAGCGTAATGGTGTATTAATGGACCCAATCAGCGCAATTAGTATAGCAAGCACAGCTTACTCTGCCATAGTCAAAGGCTTTCAAGTGGGCCGCGATGTGGAATCTATGGCGGGAGATTTGGGAAGGTGGATGGGCGCCATACAAGATGTAAAAAATAGCCATGAAAAAGCAAGGGGCAGGAAGTTTGGGAGTATAGAAGAGGAAGCGCTTGAGACATTTGCCGCTAAGAAAAAAGCGGAAAGAATGGAAGAAGAGTTAAGAAATTTTATAAAAATGAATTATGGTCATAATGCTTGGGACCAAGTAATAAGGATACAAGGTGAGATAAGAAAAGCAAGGCAGGAAGAGCAAGAGCGGCGCAAAAAGGAGTTTGAAGAACTTATAACAATTACAGCCATCATCTTGGGATTACTCATATTTGCTGTTATAATAACTGTGTTAATTTGGAAATTTAAATATGCCGCTTAAGAAACCTCAAAAGAGTCTGAAGGCTTGGACAAAACAAAAGTGGAGAACTAAGAGCGGTAAGCCATCGACTCAAGGTTCAAAGGCTACTGGTGAGCGCTACCTGCCTGAGAAGGCAATCAAGGCTTTATCTTCTAAAGAGTACGCGGCCACAACAAAAGCAAAGCGCAAGGGGACAAAGGCTGGCAAGCAGTTTGTTGCACAACCTAAGAAGGTAAAGGCAAAAGTTAAAAAGTATAGGAAGGTTTGATAATGGCTGTTGTTACACCAGATCTACCAGAAATTTTTGAAGAAGCATTTGAGCGGGCTGGCTTGGACATGAAAACTGGGTACGACCTAAGGACAGCGCGGCGTAGTTTGAACCTGCTAACATTGGAGTGGCAAAACCGTGGACTTAATCTCTGGACTATTGATGCTGGCACACAGGCTCTTACAGCGGGCACAGCAACTTATACAATGCCTACAGACACTATTGACCTCATTGAACACCAGATTCGTACAGGCAGTGGAACAAGCCAACTTGATACTAACGCACAGCGTATCAGCGTTTCTACATACGCTCAAAACGGCTCTAAGAATGTACAAGGAAAGCCTTCACAAATTTATGTTGACCGTCAAGCAACAAATGTTTCGGTTACTCTCTGGCCTGTACCGGACAGCAATGACTACACTCTCGCGTATTATAGACTTCGTGGGATCTCTGGGGTCTCGTCTGGGATAGGCACAACAGCAGATGTTCCGCCAAGATTTGTCCCCTGTCTGGTTTCGGGGTTGGCGTATTACATAGCCATGAAGAAGCCAGAAGTTGCGGGCCGTGTAGGGCCGCTTAAGCAAGAGTATGAGTTTCAGTTTGAGTTAGCCGCTAATGAAGACCAAGACTCGTCATCTATTAAGTTCGTGCCTTACGATACATTCTACTTAGGAGCATAACATGGCATCATCAGTAAAAGTTAAATCCGGGGATACACTGTCTCAGATTGCAAAATCAAAAGGTGTCACCCTTCAAGCATTGCTTGCGGCGAACCCTGACATTAAGAACGCAAATATGATTCGAGTTGGCCAAACTATTAAAATGCCAAAGGCTAATAGCGTACCGGGCAACACTAAGGGCAGTCCATACGGTCGCATGTCTCAAACCCAGATGAACATGCTCAAGGGGACCAAAGATCAACAAAGGGCGGTAACATCTGCTCTTCGTAGCGAAGTATCTCGTTCAGGCGCGCAGACTACGCCTACACCTAAAAAGGAAAAAGAAATTCTTAATGCACCTTTTAATAAGTTACGTGAACGTGTACTAAAAAATAAACCTACAAAGAAACCATCTTCAAACTCTGGTAGCATGAGTGGGTTGCGGGATGATGATGTGGCGGCGAAGAAGGGCGGCATTATGAGGGGCGATCACAGCGGTAAAGAGCTTAAAGCAAAACAAAATAGAACTAAAACTTTGCTTGGGTCAATAGATGAAGTAATGAACCCGGGCGGTAGAGAAAATCAAAAAAAGCGATTTGGCGGTGCTAGAAATGTACCTGCTTTAAGTGAGATTGCGCAAGGCACATACAATTACGCAAAGAAAAAACTTGCGAATCCCTCTAAGAAAGTTTCAGGTAGCATGAGTGGGCTTAAGGAAGGTGATGTGGCGGCAAAAAAAGGCGGTTACATGAAAAAGTATAAGTCAGGCGGAAAGACTTCATCAGAAGAAAACCGTTTGACTAAGTTGGGCCGCGCTAAGAAACCTCGGAGCCAACAGGGTAACAGCATGGCTAATGATGTTACCACCAGCCTCGGTCGCACACGCGCTGACATGGAGGCTGTAGCTCGCGGTGGCGTAAAAGCAAAAAACAAGGGCGGCATTATGCGTGGCGCTGGCGCCGCTACACGCGGTAAGAAGTTTGGACGGTGTAGTTAATAAATGGCTAATGCTAGGGGAAAATATGCCTACGGCATCTGCGATAGGACAGGGTTTAGATACAAACTAAACGAACTTGTTTACGAGGTTGTCAATGGCGTTAAGACTGGTCTAAGGGTTGGGCGCGATGTGTTTGACCCAGACCAACCCCAGAACTTTGTAGGGCGAGTTAGGACTAACGATCCTCAGTCATTGAGCAATCCTAGGCCAGACAGAACTGAGCCAGCCACAGCAAACCAATTAGGCAACAACCCATTTAAGACCGGGACCCCCGGTGCAACAACAGACATTACGGTAACGGAAACAAATCATGGCAGGGATAGCGGGGACACTGTTAGGTTTAGAAACGTGGATGCGTTTGCTGGTATCTCGAAAAGTGCGATAGAACTTTCTTCTGGGTATGAGATTACAAAGGTAGATGCAAACACATATACTGTAACTGTATCTGCCACAGCAAGTGGCGCTGATATATATGGCGGTGGGACACTGGCAAGCGCTGGGCCTGTAACATTTAGCGCATAGAGGTAAAGATGTCTTTTACATATGGCGAACTTAAAACGGCTATACAAGATTTCACAGAAAATGATGAGACATCCTTTGTTTCAAACATACCAGTGTTTATCCGTGCGGCTGAAGAGCGTATTTTAAAAAGTGTAGACCTAGAAAACTTTAGAAAAAATGCTACGTCTAATCTTACTTCAGGTGACGAGTATCTTTCTTTGCCTTCAGATTTTATGGCTCCGTTTTCTTTGTTTATTTCTCAAAGCGGTTCTGAGGCTTTCCTTTTGGAAAAAGATGTAAACTTTATGAGAGAGGCATACCCAGACAGAACATCAACTGGGACGCCAAAGTATTACGCAATATTTGATACATCAGCAACAGCGGTAGGCGGCAATGTGGCGGGTAACTTTATCCTTGGTCCAACGCCCGATTCTAACTACGCAGTAGAACTGCATTACTTTTATAGACCAGCCAGCCTTACTGCTGGCGCTGATACAGAATATACATGGCTCAGTACCAACGCGCCTAACGCCCTGCTTTATGCTTCACTAGTAGAAGGTTATATCTACATGAAGGGTGAGCAAGACATTATTGCCATGTATGAGGGACGCCTCAGCGAAAGCATGAGTCGCCTTAAAGACTTGGCAGAGGCGCGCGAAAATGATGACGCTTACAGAGAAGGTCTACCTCGTAGACCTCGCACATAAGGAGTAAACTATGGCAACAAGTAACGCCGCAACCACATATCTTGAACACGCTGTTCTAGATTTTATTTTCAAGAACAACTCGGAAAGTTTTACCACTCCGGGCAACAGCATTTACATTGGATTGGCTACGGCTGTTTCTAATCCAGAAGCTGGCACAGTTACCGAGGTAAACACAACTACAGAAGATGCTAACTATGCTCGTCAGCAGGTGACGGCAGCTAACTGGACACTGGCTTCTGTCGCAACAGATGCTCAGACAGTAACCAATGCGGCAAACATTGAGTACAGTGCATCGAGCGGTATTTCTTCATATACTGTGACGCATGTGTTTATTGCAGATGCTTCCACAAGCGGCAACATCTTGTTTATCGGTGCACTTGACGCCAACAAGACCATTGCTTCTGGTGACATCTTCCGCATCAATGCTGGTAACCTAACCGTTGAGTTGAAGTAACATGGCGCTAGTTCTCGCTGACCGAGTTAAGGAGACGACAACCACCACTGGCACTGGCACTTATACGCTTGCTGGTGCGGTAAATGGTTTTGAGTCTTTTAACAGCGTTGGCGATGGCAACACAACATTTTACTGTTGTTCAGATGGCACCGACTTTGAGGTTGGTATAGGTACATACACTGCATCTGGTACGACCTTGGCCCGTACTACGATTTTGCAGTCAAGCAACTCTGACGCGGCGGTGAACTGGGGGGCTGGCACCCGTACGGTATTCTGTACGCTTCCAGCCGAAAAGATAGTGCATGACGATAACTTACAGTCTGAGGGTCTTGTTTACTTTGACCCAGCAGGTGAAGCCGTAGCACTGGCGATAGCATTAGGATAGAGAAATGGCAAATGCATTCAAATCAGAAACGGATACAGCAATCGGCACATCTCCTGCCACTGTCTATACTTGTCCATCTTCTACTCAGGTAACAATTATTGGCTTGACTGTTGCTAACATTGTCACGAGTCAAATAGAGGTTGATGTACAGTTGGATGCAAGCACTCGCACTAGTGGCGCGGAAGACAGCGTGTATGTCATTAAGGATGCCCCTGTTCCAGTAGGGTCTTCTTTAGTTGTCATTGGTGGAGAACAGAAGGTTGTAATGGAGCCGGGGGATACCTTAAAGGTTACCTCTAACACAGCTTCATCAGCAGACGTGGTGGTGTCTTTACTGGAGATCAGCTAATGGGTTACCTTGGTGCAGGTGTTACACGCTTTAACACGGCAGATGGACTGACCGTAACAGGTGATGCTGATATCACAGGCGCTATCACGACTGATGGCCTGACCACTACTGCCAATGTTAACTTCGGCGACAACGACAAGGCTATCTTCGGTGCTGGCTCTGACCTTCAGATTTATCATGATGTAAGTCATAGTTACATCGTTGATAACGGCACTGGAAACTTGCGAATAAAGGCGCAAAACTTTCAGGTTTTGGGCAATGCAGACAGCGAAGCGCAGATTGAAGCGTATCAAAACGATGGCGTTTATTTGTATTTTGACGGCAATCAGAAACTCGCCACCACCTCTGGCGGCATTGATGTCACTGGCACTGTGACGGCTGATGGGCTGACGGTTGGTGACGGTCATCAGATTGGCGATGAAACTACTTACGACAATCTTGTTATTAAAAGTAGCACTGATGAGAATATGGTTTTGTCTGCTGGTGGTACAGGGCAGTTTATTTACAAAACTGGTTCAACCACACTGGACAACGGCAGTGAGAAGATGCGCCTCACTAATGATGGAAAATTAGGGCTGGGGACGAGTAGTATTAGCGGAAACGATGGAACACTTATTGTTGAGGGAAGTGATGGCAAGCATCCAATAATAAAAGGAAATGATGGCAGCGGAAATGGATTTACGCTTCTTGCTGACAATTACCTATCAACCGAAAGTCAGCTTAATTTGGGGTTGAGTCACTCTGGCTCCAACGTAGTCCTTTCAAGAAATTGCAAAGTTAGTGATGTGGCTGATGACACTTATTTATCGTCACAAGACGTTTATACAACAAAACCAGCCGCTTTTACTTTAGACGAAGATGGTTCATTCCGATTTTACAATACAAATACTAGTGCAACTCGCTCTGTAGATAGCACTGTTACTTTAGATGAACGTATGCGTATCGACAGTTCTGGCAACGTGGGCATTGGTACGAGTTCGCCGCAAGCAAGGGCTGAAATATCTGGTGGGCTGGATAACCGTTTAAGAATTAATTCAACAGACGGCACAACATCAAATAACTACGGTATTGACTTTTCAACTGCTGGGACTGTTCGTGCAGGTATAAGATATAATGCAGGAAACAACTATCTAGCTTTTTATGGTTATGACAACACAGAACGTATGCGCATCGATAGCAGTGGCAACGTGGGCATTGGGACGAACAGCGCGACCGCTAAATTGGATATGTCAGATGTCTCACGCTATACTTTTAATGTTGGTAATGCCTATACGCTTCAGACATCTGTAAATGCCGCAGTGTCAGCCTTTGTTGACGATTATAAAAACGCTGCACAACATATTTGGCAAACCAGCGGCACAGAACGTATGCGTATCGACAGTTCTGGCAACGTGGGCATTGGGACGAGTTTGCCAGATACGTCACCATCGACCAAACTACATATCCGTGAAGATGATGCTGTTGATTACAAGGCAAGGGCTGTTGTTCAAGCTACAGACCAGCGTCTAGTTGCTGGCTCACATTGGCAGTCTGGGGTTACGGCTTATTCATATCTTCAAGCAACCAACGATGCTGAAACTATACCAAACAATCTTTTGTTAAACCCAGATGGCGGCAACGTGGGCATTGGAACGGATTCGCCAGCGGCTAAACTTGAGGTTTTGGGTTCAGACGATGCTAATAATTTAATCGTTGGTCATAACGATACTGATTTTGCCGTTTATACAGATAGCACAGTCGGTGAAGTTAGGTTAAAAGCTGAAGATGGAAGCGGCAGTAACTTTTCTAAGTTTATGTCATTTTACACACAGCCCTCTGGTTCTTCCGCCGCAGAACGTATGCGTATCACACCAGACGGCAAAGTGGGCATTGGAACGAGTTCGCCTAGCACTGCCCTAGATGTTAACGGTACAGTAACAGCCACAGCATTTGTTGGTGATGGCTCTGGGCTGACTGGGGTATCTTCTGGTGCAACATTACACGCTTGGGCAAACTTTAACCAAATTGGCACACAAACAATAAATGACAGCGTAGGCATATCCAGCCTTACAGATAATGGTGGTGGAACAACCACGCTAAATTTCTCAAGTGCTATGGCTAACACAACTTTTACAGCAACATCAGGACATATGAATGGTGGCACAAAATTCCAATACCACGACTCAGATTCCGCATCCAATGTTAAAGTAGTTAATAGAGATGTTGATGGTGGTGGCGGTGAAGACGGAGATGAAATAGCCACTCAAGTGGCAGGGGATGCGGCATAATGCGTTTGATTGAAAGATTAACAAAAGCAAAGCAAACTCTGACGCCATTTCAAACAGAATACGCTGTCGTTTATGAGGATGTTGATATGGAAACCTGCTTTATTATGCACCCTGACCCAAATGCTATGGCGGCTTTAATGGCTGGCGGTATATTCCCACCAGTGTGGGTGCATTGGGAACTAGCAAAGGATGAGGCAAAACCAGACTTCAAAAAACATACTCGTGGTTACTTGCTTCACGACACACCAAGAGAGCCAGCTAAAACCGAACAGGAAGCAATATTGTATTTAATAATGAAGGATTTGCCACAACATATCTGGCGTAATTGGAATAGCGGCAATAAACCAAAGATGGCTATTTGCAAGCGTGAGCAGTTACCAGTAGATAGAACATTTAGAAACACTTGGAGACTAGCGGCATGACCGATGTATTCATTATTGATAAAGATGGCAACGAAGCTAATGCGGCTGATGTC